GAGGCTCCAAAATTCCCTGTCGCAGATGAGGCTCCACGATACCCTGTCGCAGATGCAAAGCCGTGTCTTTCATCTGATTTTTCCTCTTTGTTTACTTTACTCATGGTAAACTCAATAGCTGCTTTCACCAATCCAGCAATAGAGATTCTTGCACCAATCTTAATATCAGTAGCACATACCTTAGTATAACCTTCACTCTTATCCATTTCTCCAGATAACTCTACCTCATGGAAAACACTCTCAGCCGGATTATAATAACCAAAACAATCCAAAGGATACTCACACGCATGAAATCCCTCATTACAGCAATCCGCTTTTGCTACATGAAACTCTTTTCCCTCCTCATACTGGAAACCTCTGCACTTTAAATTCTTATCAAAGCCTTTAAAGCATTTCATTTTTTCTTTTCCTTCTTTGATTCGTCCACATCAAGCCCAAGCATTCTAAATGCCATATCCTTTGTGAAATCATAATCGTTCACGTTATTCGCCCAAGCTTCAAATGCCTTTAATCTTCCAACCAGAAGTGCATATTCTTCATTGGCGTTCTCTGGAATATAATCTGTACTTTTAGTTTCTCCCATGATTAATTCTCCTTGTCTTTTGCACCGAATGTTTTAAGCATTTCTTCCAGAAGCGACACAATCGGAATAATTGCATCTACCCGTTTGAACTTTTCCTTGATTTCTTTATCAAGTTCTTCTTCGTTCATAAGACCATGCTCGAACGAATGTCTAAGCTGTTCTTTTACTTCTTCCTCTTTTCCACCATCTTTTACAAACATCTCTTTAATTTCATGGGTAATAACTGCATACTCTGAAAGAATATCAATCCCTTTACCAGAAATGTTAAGTAAGCCGTTTTCAAATTTAATCATTGTTTTTCCTCCCTGTTTTCTTTTATTATCTCCCTCTGAATGGTATAATGTGTTCAGAAAGGAGGTGTGTTAAAATGTTTCTCAAATTAAAAGTTTCCTGTAACTGTCGTTGTAGCTACTATTTGAATGAAGCAATAAGTGCGGATAAAATTTCGTGTCCAAACTGTGGAAAAGAACATCCGTATTCAAAAGAAATTCTTTCAATGCTTCATACCGCAAATGAAATTCAAGATGTATTTGATTCTGACGGTTTTGATATTAAAAGCATTACCACAGAAGTCATTCTTTGACCGGAATATATGAAAGCTCTTCAATAACCAACTTCATAAATTCTAAGAACCCTTTTGCTTCCGTAACGGACAGATGGCATTCGGCAATTTCATTTTTTACTTTTTTGTAGAGTTCGTCTGCTTCCTGTCCGTTTCTTCTTCTAAATTCTAAATATTTCTGTCCCTCATGGCTTGACAGCTTTTCAGATAAATATTTTTCAACATTCATTGTGTTTCCCTCTCCATAATTTCTAATCATCAATTGAGTTTTGAACAGCAGAAGTAATTCCACTTGTAACGCATTCGGCTATTATTTTCTTATCAACTTTTGCCGTGTGCGTTACTTTTTGTATGTTGAATTCCAGCATCCTTTGCGAATCTTTGAACTTGATTTCTTCAATTTCTCCAATTCCTTTCTGGTTCACCTGCAACATTTGCAAATCTGTAGATAAATCAAAAGCATTCAGATCAATGGAAAGTATAGGTTCTGAATCTCCAACTCCCTGTTTCAACTCAAAGCTTCTTACTCCCTCAAGTTTATGACCATCTACAAGGATTTCTGTGAAGATTCCTTCATTGCCATTTACTTGCCGGATTTCGATTTTTGATGTTTTCATTAGTCTCCTTTCTTTCCATCATCATAGAATTTTGAGGTTCAAGAAGAGGTCTATCAATAATGCGTTTTTCGATGCTTTTCTTATCTTTTTTAGAAACTCGTTTTTTTGGCTGCTCCATGATATTGTGAATAGCTTGGAGCTCTTCCAAAATAGCGCAAAGAACGTTATATGTACTACTCATTTTCCAACCTCTCTTTTAATCTGAATCAACAGTTTCTTTTTTATCTGTTTTTTGCTCCAGACTGTTATCAGAAAAACTTTCCACTTTCCCGAGAATGTAGCCTTTATCAAACTCTGACATTTTCGGGATTGCTTCTTTCAGCTTTTCTACGATTTTTTTTCTTTCTCTGACATTTTCTATTTCTCCTCCTTTCTTTTATGCGCAATATTTAATTTCATATTCAGTTACGATTTTGGAGAAAATCTCTCGCAGCTTTTTATCGTCATCGATGACGTCCATTTTGTTTAGTGAATTAATCTCTGTTTTGGTGCAACCATTTTCAGCCATGCGTTTTCGCTTATTTCTTAATCTTGTATTCAGATCACATCCAGCCCGGCGTTCCAATTCTGTGTACATTTCTGTTCTAAGCATTTTAAACTCTGCTCCAGCACCTTTTTGTATGCGATTGAATTTAGAATTAATTTCTGAACGCCAGTTATCAAATACAGGCTTAACCGCTTCTTTGATGTTCTCTGTAGTTGCAACAGCTTTATCTGCGGTTTCTTTGGCAATTAAAATCTGCCTGTCTCTTTCTTTGTCGGCAAGTTCTTTTTCAACCATCTGTGAAAGTAGTCCCTGTAACATTTGAAGCTCTGGTGACAATGCTCTTTTTACAGTTTCTTTGGTTTTGAAATATCCATTTACAAGCTGTCTCTGAACATCCCATGCTAAATCGTCTGTAAAGGACTTAACCAACATCAGATAACCTTGTTCTGTGGCAAGAATAACTTTTTCTGGAACACCGCCCTGTGGTCTTTCCAAACCAAGCGTCCGAATTTCGGACGGCTGAGTTATAACGAAGAAATCTTCTCCTTCAATAAAGTGATTTCGATTGTCGTTGAATCTCTTCCTTGCCGTTCCGTCTGGTCTGCCGTGTACCATATCAATATCTTTGAATGTAACAACTCGCTGACCGCTATACTCTTTTATTGAGATATCTGAATTTCCAATATGCACTAACTGGTTCGTGTTTATCACTCCTTTCTTAATCTGATTTTCAATTCCGTTTTGTGTTGAAAATATTTTTCCTATGTGTTAAAATTCTTTCATACCCAAATAATGGGCAATGAAAGGAGTTGTTTGCTTTGACCCAACTTTTGAATTTGCCCTGTTCCTTATTGTAGGTTGCAAGCAGAGTAACCTGCGTTACCAAAGTACGTTAAGCAATTTCGTTCACCGTATTGAACAAAATTCCTACATTCGCCAACTAATGGGCAGCTAATCTTTTTTACTCAATCGCAGAACTAAAACTGCGTAAGTGGCGAAGTGTTTCAAGAAACATTTGGTGCTGCTTATGTGACTGAACAAGTGCGTTCAGTCTGCAAAACACATAAGGTAAACAAATTTAGGCAAGAACTGATAGGACAGCACTCCTGTCAGTTTTTTTGCTATTCTTCTTTAAACAGATATTCCAGATCATATTCTGGAAAAAGCTCTTTTTTAGAAAGGACTGCTTCTGGATATGTAAAAGGTGTTTTCCCCTTTATCTTGTTCTGAATAGTCCTTTCATCAACACCAAGAACCTTTGCAAACGCTCTGATTGTAATTTCTTTATCATCAAGAGCTTTTTTTAAATGAATTAACATTAATACCTCCTATCGCATTATTGCGACTACTGTGTAAAAAAAATATCTATTGCTTCTTCCCTACTTAAAGGAACTGCGCTTACAATTCCGTGAATTTCACCAATTGTAAACTTTTCGCCGCCATCTTTCAACTTACGGTAAAAAGTGCTTCTATCCATACCAATTGCGCTTGCAACAGCTTCTTGTGTATTTCCATGTTCAACAATTTTACCTTTAAGCCTTGCTATATTTACAACCACAAGCGTTACCTCCTTTCTAGTAGCATTATTGCGACTTTGTGATTATATATTACCTCTTACAGTCGCATTTGTCAATATAAAAATTCGCATTTTCGCAATTATTTTTGTTGCATTTACGCAACATTAATGATATTATATATTTCAGAAAGGAGGTGTACAAAATGTCGAAAACTGGCGAACAAATAAAAAAGAGAAGAAAACAGCTTGGTATGAGCGCCGATGAACTTGCTGAAAAGTTGGGTGTATCGAGATCTACTATATTTAGATATGAAAAAGGAGATATTGATAAGGTACCAGCAGAATATGCAAAGCCATTGGCGGATGCGCTCTGCACTACTCCAGCATATTTGATGGGATGGGAAGATAATTTAGAAATCGAAACAGATTTTATCCCAAAACTTATGACTGACACAATATCTGTAGAACATGTTAAGCTGTTGCTTGAACTGAGTGACACTGATAAAAAGAGTGTTTTCGACATGATTGAATTTCTTTACAAAAAGAGCAGGGATTAATCTCCCTGCTTTTTTAATAGCCCCATTGTTTTTTAAATGAAATAATCATGTTATACAAAAACTTCATAAACTTTTCGCTATGTATATTTTCAAGCATTTCAATAATCTCTTTCTTGTAATCCACGTAAACCCCTCCCAATATTCCAAACATTTGTTCCTGCTTATTAAATTATATCATGTTTTCATAACCATATAATGGAACGGAATCATCTCCACTTAAATCCTTCCTAGCAAGTTGCTTTTCCTCGATATTATTGCAAATTATGATTTTTTCAGTATAGATATTGTGATTTTGGTACTTTTCATTCGTTATATATGTAGATAGAAATAAAGAGGCTGGGTTTCTGGAATCGAGGGATTTTTGGTGCTCATTTGGATTGCTTTTGATTTCCGTCACCATGTTTGCGATAGTTTTAACCCTCCCAAAGATAATACTACGCTCTGGGCTGAAATACACATGAATCCCAATAAACACATGCACAAACATCAATATTAAGATAATCGCTATCTTCTTACATCTTTCCATCATACAGCCTCTTTACACTATCTTTCTTATGTGGTACGATAATATTGTATCAAAAAATATACAATTACACAGGAAATGGCGAAATTAGCACCTCTGGTGGCGAATTTTACATGAAAAGGGATGATTTGAATGCGAATTGCAATATGTGATGATAACGAAATCCAGATTGGTATATTTATGCATCGGATTAATAATTTTCTCAAACGAAATGGTGATATAAAAGCATTGATTACTCCGTATGATAAAGGACAGCCGCTTATTGATGATGTGGCAGATGGCGAATGGTATGATATTGTAGTTTTGGATATCATTTTGAGAGAAGAAAATGGAATTGAAGTTGCAAAGGAATTGAGATTAAATGGCTATGATGGAAATATTATATTCTGGACAGCCCACAAAGAGTATGTTTTTGAAGCTCTTGATTTACTCCCAGTTCACTATATTATAAAAGGATCTGAAAACGGCAGAATGTATACTGCTTTCAATCATGCTCTGGAACATATCAGCAAAAGCACTCTTATGATAAAAGGAAAAGACTTTATTCATCGGGTGGAATTTCAAAATATCGAATATATTGAGAGTCGAAACAAATACATCATTATTCACTGCACTTGCGGTATAGTTTATACGGAACGATGTAAACTGTCTGATATTGAAGAATTACTGGATTCCAGATTCTTGAGGTGCCACCAGAGCTACATAATAAACATGGACGAGGTAAAAGAAATAAACGATTCGTTTCTCATGTTCTCCGGGAATATAGTGCCGATTAGAAGAAAAGACTTTGCAAAAATAAGAAACGAATTTGAGGAATATACGACATTTAAATAGCTCCCGGGAAAACCCCCGGGAGTATTATTATTTCAGTAATTCATTGACTTTTTTCTGTACTTCTGCGTAATTGTAGCCAGCGGATTCCAGGCGGTCTTTTCTGCTCTGTCCATTTCCCCATTCGCCATTGATTACCTCTTTTGCAACTTGGGCTACACTTTTCTTTGCTGTCATGGAATACACTACTTTTCCGTTCCAATCAAACACAGTATATCCAGCCTTGCAAGCTTTTTTCGCATTTTCCAGTGACTTGTAAGCCCCGATCTGGCTCTTGGAATCCTTCCAGGTCTTGCGGACACGGTAATACTTGTCAACCTTTGCTGTCGGTTTTGTGGTTGGCACTGTCACGGTTTCACTGGAAATAAGCTTCTTGAATCTATCCCAGTCATCCCTTTTACGGATAACGGATGGACAATTCTTAGCGCACACATCGTAGTGCTGAACAACTCGGCTTGCTGGAATGCCGTATTTCTTCATAAGCTGTTTGCACACATCTACTGTATTCTGGAAAGCCTTTTCGTAGTTATATCCAGCATTCATGCACATTTCAATACCAATAGAATTGTGATTGTTTACAGTTCCAAAAAGCTTACCGCCGTAATTTACTCCAACGTGCCATGCTCCACGATTATACGGCAAAGCTTGATATGCCGACTTATCGTCAACGAATACATGGGCTGAATAGCCGTGAAAATTGCCATTATGCTGTGCGGTGGCGTGTGCCTTAGCGTCCGCTGTTTTGGCTGTATTATCTGTATTGTGAATGACAATATACAGAGGTGTTTGTCCTGCGTAACTGTTATTGTTGCTGATTAATGAGGTATTAATATTCATGTATGTTCTCCTTTCATTATTGAGGTTAAAAAGTGCATAATAAAAAGCACCCCAAATGGGATGCTCTTTAGCATAAACTCTTTATCCTATATATTTACGGTGATTTTGGGTTCACAAAGGGAAGGTACTATGTTATAATATAGTCGTACCCTTTGTGGTGCTTGGAGCTGAACTTTTTGATTGGTAGTCGGGAGTTCAGCTCCCTTTTTATTGTTCCGATTTTGATATGCTGATTATAGCATATTCATTTTATGTTTGGTAGTGTTTTGTTATTTTTTTCTTACTTCTCCAATAAACTCTATAGTGAGACAAAGATTGAAAAAATAGGATATACCGGAGAAACAAACTTCTATCAAGTAGATTTATCTGCATTAAGTTTTGGCGTCTATGAGTTTTTCGCCTCAACCGGTCAATACTGTTTACTTGGAAATTATGTTGATTATTGGTCAATAATTAGTAGCACTAATGATGAGTTCAAACTTATTGATAAAAATACATTGCAAATATACTCTGGTTCATGGTATTCCGATGTGTACAGAAGAAAAATTTTATAATTTTTAACTGTAACTTTTAAATACAACCGGAACTTGGGAGAATGGAATTTAAATTAAAGCCATTTTTATCTTAGCTCACTGTCATAATATTTTTACCCATTTACCATTAGAATACTGCGCTGCCGCTAATTTTTTCGAAGCGTTTTCCACCCCAATGAAATTTATATTGTTTTGCCCAGCGAGTACAATCCCCCAAGCCCAGCCGCTGTACAATCCGCCAATTGTTCCCCATACAGGAAGTAAATTACAACCATCGCCAGCGCTTACGCTATTAAGTATAGTGCTGGCACTAGCTTCATCACTAAGATTTAAGACTTTTTTCGGCACCTTATCACCATTTAGTGCATTTATTGCCCCGATGATTGTCTTATTATTTGTCTCCAATTTCGAGATAACAGCCGTTGACATTTTATCCACTACATAATTCCAAAACTTGCTCATCAGTCCACGTTTATTCGCTTTCCCTGTTGCATCATACAACATTACTTCGTCATTATCCGCTAACGTATCTTTTGATGTGTATTCAGTCCATTTTGGCATGTGGTTGCCCTCCTTTAATTCAATTGATTTTTATTGATATAGTCTTCAATCGCCTTAATATTTGCCGAAAGCCCATCGTCAAAAATGAGAAAATTTCCTTTCTCATTCTGACTCAAAACCTTTCCGCTTTCGGTATCAATTGTTGAATAGGTAAAAGCGATTCTATCGCCCTCACCTGTTGACAGTTTCATAAATGATGTAAGTTTTTTAATCTGGCTCATAATAATTCTCCTTCCATTTCTGAAATTAATTTTTCTCTTTCCGAGAACATTTCATTCTCAATGTCGTTCAATCTAAAATTAACTTCCCTATCTTCTTTTCCGGCATTAAAGCGTATAAATTCTTTATTTTTCTGCTTTGCTTTCAGCTCCCACGCAAAATGCAAGCCTGGTGTTCCTTTTACCTTGAAATAAGTATTTGTCTTTTCAACTATCCATGTTTGTCCCTCTCCTTCATTCTGTAAGAACACATAATACTCGATTCCTGTGTCGGTCGATTCCTGAAATATATCATCAATCATAATGATTGCGATTCCGTCATCTCCGATTACGCCACCGCCAAAATCTCCCAGAGTTGGAGTTGGAGTCTCGTAGCAGTAAAATAGCTGTTCTCCATAGTTTTCAGTGTCAGCTATTATGGATTTTGTTCCAGAAACCTTAAAATCGCCAAAAATACTAACATCTGAATTGAATTGTGTTCTTCCCAGATAATGTTTTGAACCGTCTGTAAAGCCACTTTCTGTTGTTGTATTATGTGGCGTTAATTTTAGAGAATTAGTGTAAGAAGATTCAATACCGCTTGCACTGTATTTAATAAATTGTCCTTGTGCATCCATAGCAAGTACTGAGGGAGCGTTATATTCATTTCCTGCGGAAATCTGTAGGGTTCCATTTTTTTTATTATAAATTCTGTTGTTTTGAATCGTAAATCCGCCTATAGTGGCTCCAATTGCCGCAAGCTCATTCAAGGACATTTTTTCAGCCGTGACCGCCTTAGCATCTAATTTTTCTGTGGTAATAGAACCAGCTGCTAGAGCATTAGCGGCTATGCTCAACGCTTTAATAAATTGTCCATTTACATAAATGTTTCCGTTTTCGTCTAAATAAATTCCCTGTGCCTTGCCACCATTGGTAAGCTTGCTGAAAATATCGGCTTGTGTCTGTCCATCGACAGCTGATTTTGCTGAGCTATTAGCAATCTCATCGACCGTCTTTCCTTGTAGCGAAAAAGTCTTTGGAGCTAGAATAACATTTCCGTTGCTGTCGATTTCTAAAGTCACATTATTGTCGTCATCAATAACTTTCAGTCCTCGACCATTGATTCTCTCACCAGCAAGCAGTCCAGCCAGAATATATTTTGCATTAATGTATACTTTTCCATCTTTGATATAGATTCCCTGTTCAGTGCCGCCTTTTGTGAGTTTATTGAACACTTCATCCTGTCCAAGACTGGTATCATACTTATCAATTGCATTTTTAATATCGTCTTTGTCTGCATACTTGAAATCAATCCAATCGGATGCGTCAAACGCTCCGCCAACACGATTTACAGTGGATGTTTTGAGGGAAGCCTTTCCTTCACTATTGGTTGTCACCCACAAGTCACCTTCGTAATATGGCGGTTTTGGCTGAACCATATAGACAGATGACTTCCCATCTATCTTGTCTAACAGTTCATCTGGTATGGATTGTGGTTGCCAAATACCAGATTTGTAAATCCATTGTGTGTTATCAGAAGTATTGTGCCAAAGGTCACCTTCATGCTCTGCTTTCTCGGACTCCCATATCAAGACAATTTCATTCCCGGATTCATCCAGAATCTTGTTTCCATCAATATCACACCACGGTAATTCCTCTGTTTTTGTCCATTTTACGGATGGATCATTTGGCTGATACCAGGTTTCAATTTTTCCATCAATCTGTGTTTTTAAAGAATTAAGAGAATCTTTAAAAACGCCATTGATAAATAAATCTAAAGAGCTATCATCCGTATATTTTGAAGCTTTTTCCCAATCAGAAGAATCATAAGAACCGCTTGCTCTTGCAACTTTACATCTCATCAAATCACCATTAGAGCCTTGTGTCCATAAGTCTCCAATGTCATAAGGTGGCTCTGGCTGAACTACGAATACTCTGCGCTTATGATCTGCCGTATCTTGCGCTTTTTCTGCGGCGGCAAGTGCTAACGTGATATCGGTATCTTGTACCAATTGCCATTTCCAAGTTGCCCCATCTTGCATAAAACGGTACGCATATCCCCTGGATTTCCAGTAAAATAGGTCGCCCTCATGTTTCTTTCGTTCTTCGTTGGTAGTCCACTCGGAAGCCGGGATATTCTGCAAGGTCGGTTCATAGTCATAAAAAAAAGTCTCAATCTGTCCGTCGATTTGAGACTGCAAATTATTGATATCAGTTGTGTATGTATTGCTTATAAAATTATTTACTTCTGTTTCTGCTTTTTCCTTTGCAATCGCATTAACATCTTTTCCCTTGACTTGTACGGAATCCGCATTAATAACAACCCTTCCTGTTGTTACATCAACCAGGAAAGTTATGTTTCCATCTTTATCAATAGCCTTAATGGTTCCCGTATTAATCCAATCTGCATTAACACCTGTAGCCGTAAGGATTCTGGCAATCACATCACCATCAACTGTCATGCCACCATTCCAATGTTGCCCACCATCTGTAGAAACAGCCCATGCTTCCGCAGTCATTTTCCATATAATATCAGAATCGGACAACTGTGGCTTATTATGAAGATAATAGATTTTGCTTCCGTCCGGCTGTGTTTCTACTGTCGTGTATGTTCCAGAAGATTCCGCAAGGCGTTGTGATAATTCTTCCAGTGCCTTTTCTCTGGCGGTACGTTCATCTTTTAAGTTCTTTTTGTTTTCAGCTTGCACCTGTTGGTTAAGTGTATACTGTTTCTGCTTATTCCTGGATGCACTCTTAGCACTGCATTCAAGTTGCTCAAATGCGCCTGGATTCAAAGTAACAGAAGTTAGGTAGCTCTTATACTGTTTTCCGTTTCTATCGGAAATCGCAATGGTGTCACCAGCTTCCCATGCAATATTTGTTAAAGCACCAGTAGAAAACGGTCTGAATTTCATTCCAACACATCTGTCTGAAATAATCTTGCAGATTGCTTCTCCTGTTCCCTCTTGAATTAGCTTATTATCACTTATTTCGATAACGTAGCCGGATTTTCCCGACTGATATGTTTTCGCTTCATTTTGAGAAGAATTTTCAACGTATTCTGTAACTTTTATACCTGTTATTTCAAGATCATACAGCCATGGAGTAAATCCGTTTGTTTGAATTGTTGTAATCCCAGTCTGCATGATAGTAATGATTTGTTCACCAGTGGTATCTAATATGTCGTTACCTTCTACATCTTTCCATGGAGTTTCCACCAAATCATAAAAATTATCCGGGACTTCACGTTCATACCATCCAAAGCATAAGCGACCATATTCGTCACATTTCGCCCACTGGCAGCCCATCTGTGCTACCCATGCAATTACCTGTCTGAAAGTAATACTGCTATCGTCTGGTCGATTCTGTATTATCAAATCATCATTATCAAACCTTGTAGATTGAAGTGTTACTCCGCACACCTCGCAAGCATCCTGGATGATCTGTAATCTGGTTGCCGGATAGGACAGCTTACTTTCTGAATAATCACGATCAAATAATCGCATGGAATCTTCACAGGTTAGGCTGATAATTGCAGTGCTTTGATATGGAGCATCTGTTACCGTCATAGTACAGATACGGATTTTTTCAATACCAGTAGATAATTCAAGTCCAATATAGCAAACAACCCTTGCTCCATCCCAGATGTAATCTGTGTACTTTCCAGAAAAGTTGTTGATCTGCAATGTCAGCTTATTTACGATAGCTGCGCCGATATCAAAAGAACCACTTTGCGATACTGCATCCTCAAATTTGAAGCCATTAGACCATAAATCTTTGTCGGTAATGGATAATGTGCTTCCGTCCGTAAAGGTAAAATCTGCATATTTCAGATAGTTACGGTTCCCACTATTCTGTTGTTCTTTAAATTCCGTTGATAAATTTCGCATATCTTACCTCTCGATAAAATCAAATTTAAGTCCTTCCATGCGCTCATTTCCTATCCACCAGCATTTAAAGGGTGATTCCCTGTCCCCAACATAAAATGTTCTGGTTTCGTGTTTATTTGCAGATAGCAAGTCTGGATATGTGACCTGTATGTACTCTGGGTTTACCGCCTGTATAATCTTGCAAGCAGTGTCCCAATCTGGGCCATTCCAACCTACAGACAGCTTTCGTTTCTGTCCAACTCTGTTTTTGTGCATGGTCGTATCGTCGGTTCTGCCGGATTCTGATGCCGATATATCCTGTAATCCCCATGTAAAAGAAGAAGGACACGGCATTGCTACCCCATCCACTTTTAAAAATGCTTCTGCCATATGCTAACCCTCAGAAAGGGGGATATATCCCCCTTAATTTATTTAAAGTTTCATACTATAAAGAGAAAAATTCAAAAATTTGTCCTCATTTTTGGCAACAAAAAAGCGCCTACCCTGAAAGGTAAACGCTTTAAAAATTGCTTATTATGATTTTATAGTATAACATACGGTGAACGTATCATTCAGTATACTTCGGTATCATTTAAAATTCTTTTCTTTCTCAAAAAGAGTGTGTGCAAATGCATGAATCATTGCAATAAAAGTTATATTGTGCATTTTTTCAACCATCTCAATAAGTTCCTCTTTATAATTCATTCCACAATTCCTCCTAACACTCTAATCAACTTCTGTTTGCGGTTATACTTCAAAATCTCGGAAATCTGCCCCATCATATCATCCATTGTCATGTTACTCTTCATGCTGTTGCAGCGCTTACACGCCAGTTGCAGATTCTTAATATCATTGGTGCCGCCCCGGGACAACGGCATAATGTGGTCGATTGTCATTTTCTTGAATTTGACAGGCTTACCGCATATCGCACATTTTCCGTTGCATTTGGCGTACACACTCTTTTTCTGAAAGTCATTGAACTGGATTCTATTTGCCATACGATCACGCTTTCTGCTCCATAGATTCAAGAGCCTTAAATTTCTGTCTTGCTTTATTGGCATAATCGCTCAAAATCAACAGTTTCATTGTCATAAATTGCTTGTTATATGCAAAGGAAAGGCTTTTCTCTTTGTCCATCTCTTTTGTGCTGTTAAATCCATACTGTTCCATGAAATCATCCACAAGAAACTTGATTTTATCAATAGTGTCCTCTACTTCGAACATTGTGTCTTCTCTATCCATATTTTCTGTCATTTTATTTTCCTCCTGTGTATCCCTGTAAAAATCTAATTAAAAGAATCTCTGCTGTGCATTTTCTGTATCAATCTCATTCTTCAAGAAAACTGGCGGTTTGTATTCTCCAATAATCTTGATTGCCTGTTCTACCTGGCTTCTCTTAATTGCCTTGTAGCTTTTGACCTGGAACTGGTAGCGCAGATTGGAATGAATGTTACTGTAAATCTTCTGGCGAATGGAACGGCTATTGTAAGCATTAGATTCCTTACCGCCAAGCACCAGTGTTCCTTTTCTCTTTACGGCTTCCGTGATTTTCTCCGCTTCAATCGGGAGAATCGGCAAATCCATTTTCAAAGTCTCAAACTCTATCTGAATATCGTCAATTCGCTTATTCAGTTCTACGTTTCCCTGTGCTAGAAGCTGAATCTGTTCGGGGATAGTCATTGGTACTGGGTGGCGAACCGTTTCTTTTAATTTGTCCTCTACTTTGAGAAAATATTGTCTGGCTTGTTCACCTTTGGCGCTCTTTGACTGCATAGAAAGTTTCTTTGCAAAGCTGGCAGAGAGTTTATAATCTTCTCTTTGAATAACGCCACCTGTCGGTGTCTCCTCCTCAAGGAAGAGTCGCAAATAATCCTCATTTTCGGTTGCGAAATCATTTTCTGCAATGTTTCTCTTACACCATCTAGCAAAATTTTGTGGCGCTAACTCAAGAAAAGCATATAACTTTCTGGCAGTAGTCATACCCTCTTCATCAATACCAAGTGCAATCTCAATAGGTGTCTGGCTTGCTGTGTTAATTGTGATTTCGTTCATATATAAAAATCCTCCTGTGAAATTTTAATTTTTTATTTGCAAACAGGAGGTATACAGTGTTATAATTTGTATAGCCTCCTATTTGGTGGCAGAAGCATTTAAGAGATTCTTAACTTTGGTCGGTCGGGAATCTCTTATTTTTTATCACTCTGGAACATTTTATCATACTGCATTTCAATCCCAATTCTCACAATTTCAGACCTTGTAGTAGCCTTTTCAAGTGCAACAGCATCCAGTTTTTGAAGAGTTTTCTTGTCTAATCTTGTCCTTAACATATAGTCTTTTGGATTGTCAGTTAATTTTGTTCCGATTTTCATAGCAGCCATTTATATCACCTCTCTTTCTTTGTTGCTACAATCCTATTATAGTGCGTAGCAACAATCCTGTCAAGTATTATTTTAACTTTTTCCTAATTTCCTCTTCCCCTATCCATTTTGGAGTGGTAAAATATGTACATCATACTAAAGAGGGGGATTTTAAATGAGAAAAAGAAAGAAAATAGACAAGATAACAGGAAAAATAAAATGTCCAAAATGGTCTTGCAGAAGTGCTAATGTCCAGATAATCGGTCATGGTCTGTTTTCTACCAAATATCAGTGCAAGGAATGTGGGCGAGTTTTTAAGGGTTAAAAAGGCTAGGGAGAAATCCCTAGCCTAATTTTATCAGTTAATGTATTCAACATCTATGCTTGGCAATGTTACTTGTTTCCCAAGAAGTGTTGTAGAATTTAATGTTCCGCTACAAGTTCCGTATACGGTTACCCAATCTCCTTCTAGGTAATGTGTTTCGCCATCCTCATAGCTATATGAACAATCCCATTTATTACCGTTTCCGTCAACAATATACAACGTATATCCACCGAATATTCCTTCTAATGACTGATCTATTGTTCCAGAGACAATACAATGTTTTTTATCGTAACTGTCAGGATTTCTCAATATATCATTATAGTCCAATGTTTGGCAAAGTGCCTTGTATTCGTCCTCTGAAACTTCTTTTGAATTAGCAACTTCTTCTGTCACTACAAAATACTGTGATAAACTATCATCTGAAGCATCCTTTTTATAGCTTTTAGCTTCATCACCTTTTGCAAATACCATACAATTCTCTAAATTTATGGAATCTCCCATAAATCCCCATGAATCTACATTTGATACTGTTCCAAGAATAGCAACCACATCATCATCTTTAAGACCGCTTTCATATTTTGCATACAATTTACTATCAGATACATTAAAATTACTCATCATGTATTTATCACCAATAGTAACTTGCACCTTATTGTCTTTAATCTCACTTATTGTTGCTACAGTATAAATTTTAGCTCCGCTCATATTGACTGCATATTTATATAAATCGCTGTCAGTGATATAAGAATATTCACCAGAATTAAATGTTTGTAATTCATCATCAAAAGTAATTGGAGCCACATTCTGTTTTTTCTCTTCTACTGTAGGAGTTGCTTTTCTTTCGTAACTACTGGATTTTTCCGTCTGTGTTTTGGATGTATCTGCTGTTTTCTCTGTTTTAGATGAATACCAGCCAATTAGAATAAACACAAGGCAGATAAAACCAAAATAGTTTGCGCATCCCCCTTTTTTCTTGGTAGCTGTCGGCTGTGTTGTGTACTGTGATTTTGGTGCAGAATATGTTTTAGGTTTTTCGATATTCTCAATAGTTGTTCTGGCCTTGTTTGCTTCGTCCCTGTCGCAATTATCCATTGCAGCTTTTTCTAACATATACCACTCGACAACATATCGTTTTTTGAAGTACCGCTCCGCAATCTCTGTTGTAAATTCTTTTGCCTGTTCATATGCGGAAGAACCTGTTGATAAGCAAATTTTGAAAGGCTTTGCGTATTTCGGAATTGAAAAAGCAACTTTCAACTGTACTCTTCCTAAATCGTCTGGTTCTTCCTTATCATAATTCAATACAAAATCCATAGGATTTGCTTCAAGTAACAAATTTCCTTTGTAGTAAACCTCAATATTCGCTTTTGAAGCCTTGATTCTCATAGAATCCAACATCTCAATGTCGTATTCCTTTTGCTTCTGTGGCAGTTCCTGTGTTGCATTTCCCTGTGTTATCGGGAATCCACAGTTCGGGCAGCTTGCCGCTTTATCACTTATTTCCTTGCCGCATTCTGGACATTTAATCAGTGCCATAAATATCCCCCTCCTTAGTATGATACCCATATTGTACCACCTTGGGACGTATTCTGGAAGCCCTATTTCGCTTTTCTATCAATTTCCGCAGTTACAGCAAACAAAAGAGCTTCGGCAAATTTTGCTCCGACCGAATCGGAGTATTTATCGTGAATCTGGCTTGCTTCCATGGTGAGATTTTCCCACTGTGGAATATCATCCTTTGAGATAAAGGCATACTTCTTGTGGAGGTTCCATATATCTTGCCAGATTGAAAAGTAAGTCTGCTTGAAATCCATTACACGAACACCACTCCATGATATTTCTCGAGCCTATATTTCTGTTTCACATTTGGATATTTTTCACGATCTACCTCACTGTAAAACATATTTTTCGGTCTGGCGTATAATTGCTTACTGCCATACAGGGCTTTGTATATCACTAGGTCTTCTCCTGTTTCCGTATGCCTAGCAAAACCGACAATCTCATACAGGTATTCATTGTCACGCGGATTCTCGATAGTTTCTCGCTTAAAGTGCTGTACAATATCCCCTGGCTTAAATAATGGTCTGTTCATTATATTTCCATATCTCCTTTTCGTTAATACCACTTCTCCTTCAACTGATTAATTGGTGTTCCGGCAACTCCGGCACTTTCCCCGCTGTCTGTTGCCTTGAAGTATGCTCCCGGAATCTGAGGATACATAAAGTGAATTACTCATGACTAAAGTCACGAGCTTCCTGCTTCTACGTCCTCGTAACCTACTAACTCCACAGGCGTAAATTCCGGTCAAACCAACCGTACTCGTTATATCTAAGCTGTTTTCAGCATCCTTAACCCCTCGTTAAGAATATTGATCGCAGCATTTATATCTCGATCATGTTTTGTTCCGCATTCATGACAAATCCACTCTCTGACAGATAAATTTTTGGTATCCTTATTAACATAACCACATATATTACAAGTCTGACTTGACGGTACATATCTACCGATTTTGATATATGTACGTCCATTCCATTCTGCTTTATATGTAAGTTGTCTTGTCAATTCATACCATCCACAATCTGAAATAGCTTTAGCAAGATTATGATTCTTAACCATATTTGATACCGCCAAATCTTCGCTAACTATCACTTGGTTTTCGCTGATAAGTTGATGTGAGATTTTATGCAAATGATCAATTCTGGTGTTGTGGATTTTCTCGTGTATTCTTGCTACTTTAATTCTCTGTTTATTCCGATTCTTGCTACCTTTTGCTTTATGAGAAAGTCTACGCTGTTCCTTAGCAAGCTTCTTCTCATATTTCTTGGTTATCTTGAGATTATCAATTTTCTCTCCATCAGAAGTGATAAGCAAATCCTTAATGCCTAAGTCAATGCCAACCTTGCTATCTGTATACTTCATCGGAATCTGTTCAGTTTCCACAAGAACTGAAACGAAATATTTACCAGATGGAACCTGTGAAATAGCGGCTGATTTAATCTTTCCAATGAATTCACGATGAATTTTTGCTTTGACCCATTTTAATTTCGGAAGTTTGATTTTGTTTTTCTCAAAATAAACCTCGATGTTTCCGTTGGTATAGTTTGTCTTATATAACTTTCTATTATCTCGCTTACTCTTGAATTTCGGATAACCTGCGTGTTCCTTAAAGAATTTCTGATAAGCGGCATCCATGTTGATGATTGCGTTATCAAGTGCAAACTTATCCACTTCTTTGAGCCATTCGTAGTTAACTTTCAGAGTTTTGTTCTTCCAGTTATTACAGTCAATTTTGCTCATTGATTCTTTCTTATCTTCATACATTTCTTTCCGATGAGCTAATGTCTGATTATAAACGAATCGACAGCATCCAAATGTCTTCTGAATCAGAATTTCCTGTTCCTTATTGGGGTACAATCTGTATTTATAAGCTTTAAGCATTTCTTATCACCTCCTTCTGTTCACATTATATAACTATTATATAACCATGTCAAGGAAAAGTTATATAACTTGACTATAACCCTTCTATATGCTATTATTCTCTTAAACGGAGGTGATAACATGGCTATAAGCAAAGATAAAACCGGTGTTCTTATTAATATGAGCAGAGAAACCAAAGCAAAACTGGAAGAACTTGCTAAGAAAGATGGTCGTTCTATGACTAATCTCATCAACAAAATTCTCTTAGACTATCTCAAGGATAAATAGGTTGTACTCATGGATTCGCTAACTCACGACTGAAGTCACGAGAATGCGCGAATCCTATGTTTCAAACATCAAATAATTAGCTGCATCGCAAAGATATTCTGTATTCCCAGTCTCACGATACTTTTTAATGCACATATCGTGGGATTCCAAGGCGTTTACTAACTTCTCCCCAAAGTTATCCTTTGCTGTGCCATATTTGTAAAAGCTTACCTCAACCCTATTCTGGCGTAATTCATCGAAACGGTCTGAATATTCTGTTGGAAGTTCTGTTCCTATTTGGCTCATATGTTTTAATTCTCCACAATTATTTGGCTTTTTTGGCGAAAAATCAATTTTATTTGATTTCGCCTATATTTTATCTGGTAAAAGGTTTTAAAACAAATTTGGCTATTTTATTGCAGTAATTCTTTATCAATAATCTGGAAATTTGCCCTGTGGATATAAAGAGCTTTTCCGTCAATCATTAGCTTTGTCATTTTAGGCAGATCGTCCGGGATTTTCCAGAACACCTCGTCACCAGAATATGCGGCTATTGGCTGTCCAAGTTGGGATTTGATTACTACAACCCTAGATTTCCCAAAATAATTTTTATAATAATTCACAATCCCGGCTATGTATGTGTTCTCTGAAATCTTTCCGGTTGAATGACTGATAATATCTTCCTGAGTAAAATCAACCTCTGGCTTCAATCCTTTTTGTTCAAAAATACAAGTATCGCCACAACTTTCAATTTCTTTGCCATCAATCAGAATTGTAATGACGGAAGATACATCGTAGCTGGTTGTTTCATTCCCCTCGCTATCGTAGCCCTTGGATTTAGTTTTATTCCCGGCAATATTAATCTTGTCCCCTGTGGTGGTCATAACCTTTTGACCATAATTATCGTAGGTGTAGATTGTATAACTATTACCAGAAAGATTTCCTTTCACGTCATTCATGTAATCGTCATTCGCTGCACAGCCTGTTAGCCCTGTGATAACGCAAATACAGATAATGGTTGCCAGTAGTGCTTTGATTCTTTTCATAGTGTGCCCTCCCTGTCCTCAACTTTCATTAACAAATTTTTCCGTATGTAGCCAGACATGAAATGCGAATAATGGTGATCCGTGTACTCACTAAATGAAGTGCCAAAGTATTCATCAATCACTTTCATGTATGTTTCAATCTCAACATTCTGGAAGTAATCTGGATTTGGCCCGAATCCAAACTTGTCCAGGATATTATCCAAAGCGTCTTGATTGATTTTTATGTGCGGTTTTCTGGTTCGCTTTTCGTACATCTTGAAGAAATACTTCGATACTACCAGGAAGCGGTTGGTTGTATATGGGCTTGTCGTATATCCCAATTCTTCAATACGCACTGCAACCTGGTTCTTGAATGCAGACCAGTTAAAAGATTTACGGTCTATTGGAGTATACTGGATGCTATCCTCGGTCAACATATTTTTGATATGTTGAGAATTGAACCACTCGTTAGAGTGGTATGCATTTTTCTTTTCTTCTTTTAACTCCGTAGGAGAATCTATATTACTGTTTATTTCATCTCTACTATATTCCTCACTATTATTACTTTCTTTCATTTCTGGTAAGTCTGGCTCGCTTTTTTTGAAATCCTGGCTTTCAGAATTTGAAAGTCTGCTTTTCAAATACCGTTTTCTGCCATCATTTTTGGAAACATAGAGATAGCCAAGCTTTATTAATTTGGAAATTGATGTAGAAACTTTAGTCATACTGCATTTGCAAAAATTAGCTAAATATTCGTTGCTAGCATAACAACCTTCACTATCTTCTGCGTCTAAACTGTCAATTTCTATTAAGATAATTTTTTCGATTGCATTCAATCTTTCATCAAGGAATACTCGTTTTGGAATCCAAACGCCTTTGAAATCTCTTGGATAATTAAATTCTTTATTCATGATAATAACCTCCTTGTTGGTCATAGGCACTCTCCGTATTGTGCCAGAATCCTTGATTTATAAAAACAGTGGACAGGCGTATCAAGGTTTACGCTTTTCGGCGGCCAACCTAGTCCACTGATTTTACCGAATTATTTTTCAAGAGTTACGTAACCGAGTTTTTCTAACTCATTTATCGCATTATCAATAACATTTATTTCTTCTTTTGAAAGATCATATAATTCCTTTACATTAAAATTATCTTTGTCAACGCTCATCATCAAAGCGTATATTCCTTTTGCTTCAAGGGAAATATTTCTATTATGAAGCACCTCTTTACTTACTACGCAATAATTTTTATATGACATTGTAGTTTCCTCCCATAATTTAAGCAACTTCCAAGTAATCAATATCCTTGAACCTTTCCAGACCTCATTTTAAATGCGGGCTGTCTAAAAATTCAAAATTTATGCCGCAATTTTATTAATTCCTTTATTCAGAATAAACTCTTTAATTTCGTTATACCCCCAGCCATATCCGACCAACGCACTTACAAGCATTTCAGCGTTCTGGACTTTCACCAACTCTTCTTCTGAAAAATAATCTCTCATACTTTCTTTCTTGGAAATTCCAAATTCATCTCTCAGTTGCTTGGCGTTTTTGCCAAATATGGACTTGTAAATAACGTCCGTATATGTAGAATAGGCATGTCCGTGCATTCTTTCATTTTCAGAAGATTGTTGAATTGCCTTGGTAAACGCTTGCCTTACTGCAATTCCTTTTTCACGTTCTTTGATTTTTCCAATAAGGAGCTTTTCCATTGCATTGAACTGCCGAATATAGCCCTCTTTGAATTTCATTGCTTTTTCGCCAGTATAGCCCATAGCTAAAAGTGTAAATCCATCTCTGGTTACATAGTACATTGGCTGTTTCTTATTTTGACAATTGACGTAAGAGGACTGCACGAAATTGTGCCTTCTAAAATCCTCACTGCATTCAAGTTCTCTTATATCTTGCAAAACCCTTTTATGTTCTTTTCCAAATGTCTCCGCAATATCTAGGCTTGTTACAATACTGGTTTCTACTTTTCCAATCATCATAACTTCTACCAACATTCTCCATTCCTCCTTATATTGATGGATAAAATAAAAAAGAGCCGCCAAGTAAGATAAAAATTCCTCAAAATCGAGAAATATTAATTTCTTCTTAGCGGCTCAAAAATCAAGACCGTGTGTACTTCTTCATTGGAGAAATTATACCACACAATCAGTCAAAAATCAATATGCCGGGGATGGTTTGAAACGGCTATCCGTATCATTTTGGGCTTTTGTTACTGCTTTTGCAATCTCGCTTCCGTCTAAAATAATGCTGTTCATGATATACTGCGGATTTTTGGTTCCGCTGTTCATGCTCATTGCCATTGCAACTCCCTGGGCTACTGCTTTTGTCATTTCTTCTTTTGTAAGTCCCATACTTCCGTCCGAACTGGAAACAATGCTGTCTGCAATCTTCTTCATGGTTCGTGGATTTTCCAATGGAAGAACAGCTTCAGAACCAGCTTCACCGATACCAATTACCTGTGCACCATTGAAAAGACCACCTTTGGCATACCAATTGGGCTTGTAAACTGGTGTAGAACTGGTTTTTCCGTTTCCGAGGTTATGCTTTCTCCATTCAGAGATTCGATATGTTAATGTTGGTAGATGAACTTGTTTCATACCATTGGCGAAAGATTGTGCAGTTTCCCTACCCATTGATGTTAAATCATTTCTGAACAGACTGATGATATAATCTGAAATACCAGATAAGTTAGATTCTGTATAAGTCTTCATGTTTTCAGTTTCCGTGTCAACTTTACCAGAAGCCTTTTCCCAAATCTGGTTTGTATTGATTAGAACAGAAGACCAATAGCTTTGAATGGTGGTCATAACCTTACCCATTATATCTTTGGTATCGGTATCCATGGTTCCGAGGGCTGTCGATACAGCACTTGCAGAATTTCCCCAATTTGTTTTAGAATTGGTTTCAACATCATCATTCGTGTTCTTTATCTTCGACCAAATGGAAGGCATTGTGCTTTCTGTGCTTTTTTTCATCCCAGCCATTGCCGTGCTTACGGCTGCACTGGCTATTCCAAAACCAGTCTTAGAGTTTGAAGAAATGGATTTCGTAGCTGTTTCCACTGATTTGCTCATTGTTGATGAAGATTTTGGAACATCTTCTGAAAAAGCTTTAATAACTTTTCCTGTGTCAATTCCCATCTCTGCCATTTTATCCATCAAGGCTTGGAATGCGGCTCTGGCTGTTGCACCAGATGATTCTTGTTGCTGAAGGACAGCACTTAATTCATCAAACTGCGTTGGAGTGATTACCGCTTGATTTGAAAGTCTTTCTAATGCAGATTTCGCATTATCAAATTCTGTCCCCATCGTACCGATATATTCATTAATATTACTTACATGAGAATTTGTAGAAGTATCGGATTCTTCCATTGCCTGTTTTAATGCTTGCTTAAATGTATCGGAAGAAATTCCAAGATTTTCAAGTGATGTTTCTACGGTTTGGAGCTGTCCATCAAAATCAAATGCATTGTCTTTCACATTTTTTAAATCACCGCCGAGTCCGATAAGTTTATCGCCAGAGATTCCAGTTTGTTCTTCGATGATTTTCAATGCTTTTCTAACAACTTCAAAATCGTTGAATGCGTCAGCTGTGGAATCTTTAAAGTCCATAGCTTTTTTTACCTGTCCAAGACCTTCCACGACAAATGCAGTCGCGCCTAAATTAGTTGCGTATCCCCAAAATCCTTGGAATTGTCCACCAGCTGTTTGTGCGACATCACCGAGATTTTTTATCTTTTCTGCAAGTGTAGTAAACCCGCCATTTCCAGCCGTTTCCGCTGCTCCACCAATATCACCGATGATAGTGGGAAGAGAAGATGCGGTATCAAGTGGGAAATTTAAAAGTTTTGAAGCTAATGAACCGATTCCGCTAGCAAAGGAAAAGATTTTGGTGGCAATATCTTTGGCTATTTTGATTGCAAACAATGTTCCAAATGCAGCACCAACTTGTTTTATAAATTCTGGATCAATTCCACTTAATTTTTCAGCCAACCAATTAATTGCATTTGCAATACCGTTAATTAAATCCGCTCCGATATTAATTATTCCTTCAAGCCCGGTAATCAACGCATCTGCAAATCCCTCTGCAAATGGTTGGAATGCAGACCATAAATTTCCAAGAGCAGTTCCAACAGCATTCCAATCAACCTTATCAATAAAATTCTGTATTGAGGTTTTTACACGGTCAATACTGCTCCAAATCCACTCCCAGTCAACATCAATAACTCCGAAATTATCAAGTGCAAGTACGATTCCACCGATGCCAAGTGCCATTGACGCATAAGGATGTTTTGCCAGTAAAGAAAGTCCTTTTCCTAATGGGCTGTCTTTTCCAATGATTCCACCAATAAAGGTTAATCCTTTGAATCCTAGAATCGCCAAAGAAATTTGGCCGAGACTCTTTCCTATAGCTTGTGCTGTTTCGGGACTTATATTTTTTATTGCTTCTGCGATAGAATTTAGACCTCCAGGAACAGTTGAATTGATGAAATTCTCTCCGACATTAAGTAAATCTTTATAAAAATCCACAATGCCTTGTCCTACATTCTTTGCAAATGGAGCCAATGCATCCCAGAAATTTTTCAGTGATTTATTAAGTTCTTCCCAATGAATGTTGTTTCCGAAACTGGTCAACGCATCAACTAATTGTGGAATTGCGCCGTTCATCGTCCAAGTTCCGACTGGAACGAGAAAATGCTCGTAAAAATCCATAAGTCCCGTCCAAACAAATTGTGTTGGCTTTTGGAGCATAGTAAACAATCCTTCTAAAGAAGTTTGGAGCTTTAACCAGTTGATTTTTGTCAGCAAATCATTTGTAATGTTAAAGAATCTTGGAAGTCCTGAGTTGTTTGATAATGACCATTTACCGATTGGCTGTAGGTAATTCTTCCACAAATTTTTCAAAGCATTAATCGAAAAATTTCCTAGTCTGCTTAGACCTTCATTATAAAGCTTCTTTATTGCGGCAGTGGTTGGCTTTGCATTCTTTCTGATTTGTTTAAATGCCTTGATAATCTTATCAGATACAGTTTGCGCTTTATTCTCAACATTTGCAAATGCTTGATCCCATGCTTTTTGATAATCAGAAAGTGCTTTATCGAAAGCAGCGTCCAGTTCTGGTATATGGGCACTTCCCAGAGCCCCGCTGCCCGAGCTTCCACTTGAACTTGATGTCTTGTTATCATTCAACTGGTTCAATTCATCGAAGGAAAGAACAGAAAGAGTTTTTTGTAATTTCTTCGCATTGTCGTTTGCATTGTCGAGCCCGGATGCAGCATTATCTGTGCTGTCTGCAATATCTCCCATATCGACTGAAGCTTTTCCAGTTGAAGATACATAATCCGATAGCTTAATGCCAAGTAGTTTTGCGAGCCAAGAAAAAGCTCTTTCCAATGCCATAACAAGACCGTTAATATATGGAAGTACTTTTGCAACAATAGGGAGGAACAATGTTCCGATACTTCTACCAAGTGCTTCGAAATTAGATTTCAACATACGAACCTGGTTGGCTGGTTGATTAATTGTTGAAGCCAAATCAGCCCATGCATATTTAGAACTATTCAATATTGTAATTGTTCTTAATATAGCTTTATCTGACTGGCTTAGACTTGATACAGTAGCGTCAATTCCAAGATTATAAAGTTCCTGTTGTAAATTTGCTACACGGATATTAATACCATATTTATCAAGTGCCCTGCTCATTCCGGTTATGCCAGAAGCCATATCATTCCAAACATCGTTGAATTCAAGATTTTTTACAGAAGCAAGGTCTGCTCCGATTTCTGTTAAAGCTTGTGAAACCTTAGTTGATGCATCTGCTGTTGCCCCCATTGATGACGCCATCTGTGCATAAGTAGCTTGATAGTTCATCGTTTGTTTTGGATCAAGTCCAAGGCTCACGCCTTTTGTTCTAGTCAGATCACCTGCATCTGATACTTCAAATCCGGTCATTTTTTTTGTCAGCTCTTTTGCACGCTTTTCAAAGGAACCGACATATTCCTCTGCGGATTTTACTCCTGCATTCTGCCATTTGCTGATATCTAATCCATCAGTAACTTGATCGAACGCAGAATTAAAATAATTAAGTGTTTCAACATAATCTGATGCAGACTTTACAGAATTCCAAAGTGCTTTAATTCCTCTTGTCACCGTGAAGAATTTCGCATATAATCCGGCAAGTTGTGAAGTTAATGAACCAACTTTTTTTGAAGTTACGTTTGCATTATTTCCAAATCCAGTTAAAGCAGAACTAGCAGCTCCAATCATGGATGATAACTTTTTCCCAGCATTTCCAAGTCCGTTTGTGGAATTTGATAATCTCGAAAATGAATTCGAAAGAGAATTTGTGGCTTTATTTATTTTTACGCTTGCAGTAGCTAACTGTGCCAAAGCTTCTGTCATTCTTATTGTATTTTCGCTGATTCTTGGCGCAGTTTTCATTACATTGAAGAACGACAATACTTCATTCGCTAGTGTTCCAAGTTGGCTTGATGTTTGCCCGATTTTATTCCCAGCGCTTGCCAATTGTGCAATTGACTGAACAAACCTATTTACGGAATCTGAAATTCCATCAACACCAATAAAGCTTTCTGTGATAAATTTCAAGTTACTTCCCAATGCAGGTAATTCAGCCGATACATTTGCAATATATTCACCAGAATTGGCTAATCTAGCCATTGAATTAACAAAACGATTAACACCGGAAGATACATCTGGAATCTCTGTCAAATTGCTTAATTGACGGATTATTTCTCCAAGTTTTCCAGAATCAAATCCACTAACATCAACCTGGCTAAGCCTGTTGATTGAGTTGATAACTGCATTCAGACCAGAACCTTTATAATCTACTCCACCCATTGTCTTTATGGAATTTGAGAATTTTCCAATTCCATCAGCAATGCTTGTCATTTTCCCGACATCAAGTTCTTTTAGTTTTCCAAGTTCCCTTACACAACTACGTAATCCGTTTGTATTAGCTCCGCGTAATGCGGAATTAACTTCTGTGAGTTTATTTGAAAGATTAGTCAGCGCACGTACTGCTTTTTCTGTACTACTGCTAATTTTTATATCAAGGGTATCAATGGTATTGTCAGCCATTTTTATCTCCCTCCTTTTTTACAAAAAAATAAAGGGCAGACAAGACTTATTCATCCTGCCTGCCCTTTTCATGGTTAAGTTCAAAGTTTGCCTGCATGAGTTGCAAGCTTGCCAAAAGTGCGTTTCTCTGTTTTTTCTTTTCTTCTTCGGAAAGTATGCCTTCCTGTTTACGCTTTTCTTCCTCTGCTGATTCCAGTAAAGGTTTTTTCAAATACTCTGCTTTGGATTTTTTCCCCATTAAAGCATTTGCAACAGCTGTGAATGTGGCTGATGTTTCGTAAATGCCAGCTTGCCAAAGTTCAGCGTCTTTTCTCTTTTGGCGTATCTTTTCAGCTTCGAGATAAGGTTTTAACTCTGCTGGAGTAGAATCCATAAATTCTTCTTTAGATACACCAATAGAGAGGTATAAAGGAAGAATCTCTTGGTAAACAACTTCTCGAAAAGTTAATTTTTCTTTTTGTGATCCTGTGGAATCTTCGTTGCATTTTTCTCCGATGCCTGTGCTTTTGCTACTGCATTCAGTAGACCGGATAAAAAACCATTTTTCTCCAATTCTTTGTCGAGAAGTTGGTATAAATCAAATCCGCTTTTTGGATTTTCCTCAGTTCCTTCATCTTCGTAATCATCCAAAAGGTCACAGACTTTATCAAGAGCAGCTTCTTTTTCAGAATCACTTTCATACCCAAACTCTTCCTTGTGCTTCTTTTGAAGTCCGGCAAGAAGCAGTTCCGGGAGAAGAGAAATCATCTTCTGAAGGCTTCTCTCTTTTCCATCTGTAATCCCCTGTACCTTGTCCAGCACATCTGTTTTTGTAAGAAGTCCATATCCAAATACAACCTTATATTCTTTTCCATGTACATTAAAAGTTACCATTTTATAATCCTCCCGATATATTTATTAGCTGAGTGCCATTGCGCCTGTGGAATCTGCTACTGCTTTTGCGGTGTCTAAAGCCTGTGCAAGCTCTTCGGAAACAACTTTTGTATCAAGACCTTTGTATTCCTGAATAATGAGAGACAGCGGAATTGTTGCTGCTTCATTCTGCCCAATGTCAGACAGTGGAATATTTTTTCCAGGGTCTGCGATAACAAAGAATGCATCTTCGAGGTCTGGAAATACAACTTCAAACCAAACTCTAAATCCTTTTGTCTTTCCTGTTGCCGTATCAGTCATAAGCTTCTTTAATGCTGTGATAACATCAGCGTTAAGATTGAAGGTTACATCCCAAGTACCACCAGTATCCTGTCTACCAGATGCGTACTGTGTAATGAAGTCTTCTAGTGCGGATACGTCAATCTGTTCTGTATCAAGAGAAATTCCACCAATAGAACTACATCTTTTTAACCAGGTGAATGCAGTTGGCTTCGTTCCTTTAACGGTTTCAACACCGTAATGAAAAGTTACGCCAAGTGTTGTTAAATCTGCCATTTTAATAGGCTCCTTTCTTTAATTTAAGCTTTATGCACGTAACCCTGTGCCGGGAGATAGCGGATCACCGCCTTCCTACTCTTCTTTTCCTGCTTGCTTAATAATTTGATTTACATAATTACTTAATCCGGCAACGATAACGCCTTGTGTAATTGCGGTAAACAGTGCCATTGCAGCTTCCTGTGAACCGGAAACTTTAGATGTTGCAAAAACATAAAGACCGCAAATTAACACGCCGAGAATCCCTAAGATCATCGGAATAAATTTGTCAGAAATACTCTCTGATTTTTTAATCATTGCTCCGATGAAATAAAGAAATACAACGACAACAAGTAATTCCGGCTTTACATAGCTTAAAATCTGATCCATAATCTCACCTCGCTTTCGTTTTAGGCATAAAAAAAGAACGTCTATGCGTTCATTGGGTTTAAAGTAATTTTCCTGTATATATTCGGCTGTATCGGCTCACAAGCTTTTTAATTCCACTGTCACCAAAAAACATGGGTTCCGGCCCGTATGTGCGGCGGAATCCCATGCTCACCATAGCTTTGTGACTTATCTTGTCCAATTCATACAATCTGGTTAATGCTTTACTCCCAGAGGTGAAGCAATTTACTTGAAACGATGGCATTGTTGCGCATTCATCCCCTTCAAGGTCACCTCTCGTAATTGGATTTCCAAGCATATAAAGCTGTGCATATGCCTTTTTGCCAGAAGCATTTGTTTCGCTTCCGTCCATGGAATAATTGTCTGCGCCAGTAATCTTAGAAACAGCCGCTCCCCATCTTGAAAAAACTTCCAATACAGGAGATTCTATTGTGTCTGGCATATCTGTCACCTCACAATAAAAAATGCGCCCACTTTCATAGTGAACGCATTGCATATCTTGCTACAATTTAACACTGTAATCATAACATAATTGGTTGGTATCATTCAGTATACTTCGGTATCATCTTCAAGAAGAGAACACCTCTTTGGCAATTTTACGAACAGCAATAATAACGGCCTGTTCTGCGTGATACATAGGCATATACGCTCTATTTCCATATGAATGGTGCGGTCGTCCGCTTTCGTCTGTGTACCACCAGCCGTTTGGATTGTCCCAGTCTGATTTTTCTTTTTTGGAAGGATATGTTCCCATTCCGTAAGAATTTCCACTAGATAAAGGATAATCATTTATACCGTATGTTATTCCTGCTGAAAATTCAATGAACAACACTTTTTCACCAGATAGTCTAACAGAAGCCCCGACGATATTTCCGTTTTGATCATTAATGATTTCTGTATAGTAAGAGCCTTTTTCTTCATCCGGGATTGACTCCATGGTCGTTTGAATAACATCCAACCCGATTTCAGACAATCGTTTTACAAAAATCTCATTTTTCCTCTGTAGTTCATTTTGGTAAGCTTTTAATTTTTTGATGGCATTTTGAATAGATTTCGTTGATAAGTCGCATTTTATTGTCTTACCCATCCTCGTTTCCTCTCTTAGAAATTCCATATCTGGCAATATTGCCTTTTTTTGTATCTAAAATCTTCTTTAGTACATAATCTGGCAATACTGTAGGTTCTCCATTTTCGTCCAAAATAAGGCTTCCATCTTCGCTTATTTGTGGGATTCTGTCTATCCAAAATATATCTGCTTCCTGTGGGTGAAAATTTCGATTAAAGCTTGTAATGTATCTGTCATAATCTGGCACTATTCCGGCTGCGATTTCTTCCGGTGTTCCGGCTGTAGATGATACGGAAAAAGAGTACAAAGCTGGTTTCTCATAAACCTTAATTCGGTCTAATCCTTCTGTCTTTTCGGATATTCGTGACCAGTATACCTTTTGCTTTTGACGGACTAATCCTCTCATATTTCCTCCTTCTTAAATTTGATTGATTAACTAAAACTTCTTTTAGTTAATTACTTACCATCTGGATATTCCTCTTTATACAGCATTTCATATTCTTCCACAGGAAGTTTTCCTTTTTTCACATACTCAATACCATATTCTCTTACTTTATCCTGATATTTCTCAGGAATTGCATCATATGTAATAGTTCCTACAATCAATCTGTTAAAAAATACTTTTGCCATCATTTTATTTCTCCTTTTCTTATTCAGCATTTCCAAGTGTTTCAAGCAGTTCGCAGACAGCAATCTCAAGGTCATTGATACGTTCTTCATTGCTTACCACCGTTTCTTTTTTCTCAAAGTCTGATTCAACCAGACCAAGTTTCTCAATCATTTTCTTCTGCATTTCAGTCATTTTGCCACCTCCGCTAAAGATATTACATATTCCTCAGAACTTGGTACAGGAATTCTGTAATCATTACCGTTGCTGTTTTTGAACGTCAGTGTACCGCCTACTTCAACTTCAAGAGGTTCTTGGAATGTATTGCCTATGATATCCGAGATGTCAGAAACAATTGGTTCGGCAAGTTCATAGCAGAGCATGATTCCATTGATCTTGTTTTTGAAATCGTTTTCATCGGTACAAAATGTTGATTTCACCGTGAACTGAAGCGGGTATGCCATTTCACTATTACCTATACTATATTCGTATTCATTTCTATTAATATCGTTTACTTTTACGATATTAAATTTCTCACATATTGAATTTCCACTGTATGTGCTATATCTTCTTATGACTGTGTTAAGGCTGCCGCTTTTATATGTTGCATTGCCATCACGCTGAGCGTCACCAGACTCCATCCAATTCAACGTCCCCAAATCCACTTTGTCAACTCTCTGGATATACTGCTTATTCTCCCAATTCACTTCATTTCTCACATCCCCAGCTGACCAACCGTAACCAGGAAGATTAAGAATGGCTTGTGAAATAGAGTAATGTGTTTCTTGAGTTTTGGTATCTGAATATGTAATTTCATTCACAGAAGCGCTCATCAACTCTCCTGCATTATACGGATAATAGTCTGCTGGAAACATAGCTTCAAATTCCTCTTGGGTGGATGGTTCGTTGCCAGTACCAAACATTTGTGTGAGATCAAAAATATTCATTCGCATCGTAACATTATCCACGGTTACTTTGTCTTTTGCAAATATTATTGGATTAAAAGCGTAATTATAAATTACTGCTTTTTTTAGTGGGGAAGAACCGCTGTTAATTGCAAAACCATAATTTCCATCAGAATATTTATCGGCTTTAACTAAATATTTATGACCTGATACATATTTTTTTGCAAATAAATATACGATTGTATCAATTCCATAATCGTTAGATGCACTGCAAGTTCCATTTATTGTCCACGAACCATCCTTATTGTTTATAAAAGAAATACCATTTTTCGTAATAGATTTCCCGCTATTTAAATTCAACTGATTCCAAACAATTGTCTTACCTCCGATACTTTTAATGCTTGCTACTTTCGCACCACTTGGAACCGTTTTCTGATAAGCTTCCGCATCATCTGTCTGAAATTCATAGCTGATACCCTGATTAAGTTTCCAGAGTGCATCGAGTTTTCTGTCAGTTTTAACAAGGGATGTTTTATCGGCTTTAGATATCATGTCTTCCTTTAGTGAACCAGTTTCCGTTTTCAGTGAAGCAATGTCTGTCTTGTTCTGCTCGATCTGCTGTGCCTGTTCTGTCGTGGCTCCAGGCTTGACTGGATTCTTTTCAAAATATTCCGTAACTAATCTTTGTATTACCGTCTCTGATTCTTCTTTTGTGAGATACAGTGACATATCAATTGGAGCGCCCATAGTGTCCCAAACTACGCCGTTCCATGCCACATTCATTCCTGCTCCGCCATAGATGGATTTGGATTCGATATTGTACATGTCTCCAATGGCTGGATTTAGTGGGAGTAAATCTGCTGTAGCGACTGTTCCTTTATATCTAACTGGATGATTCAGTTGTGATTCCATATCGGAAATCTGGCGTTTTAATATTGCATATACTTTCTTTGCTGTTAATGCCATACGCTTCTCCTTTACAACCTGTACCATGTGTCTGTAGGTTTGTGATACTCGTATAATTCAGAGGTATCAAGGCACAACGCCGAAGAACCGCTCTGTACATAATGTGGGAGCTTTGATACATCTTTTGAAAGCCCCTCGTAATCACGAACCATACCTTTTGCATCTGTACATACCCAACTGCCTAAATCCGGCAATTCATCACCTGGATTATACTGAATGCCATCAAAAATAATTGTGTTTTCTGCTTTTGCCATTTACGCAATCATCCTTTCTGCCCCAATGGGAGCTACATATGTGAACTGGTTTCCTAAAATATCTCTGGCTGTGCCAATAACAAACTGTCCATAGTCTGCCAGAATATTGCATACAAATTCCTCTGCATCCACCCAATACCGTTTCTTAACCATACGATGAAGTTCTGGTAATAGACCATAGCTGAACATCACACAATGCCCTAACTCATGAATAAATACACGGTTCAGAAGTTCTCCATGCAAGTTGCTTGCAATCGAAATTATCATTGTAGAGTAATCAGATACAGCAAGTGTGCGTTTTCCTGTGCGGTCAATCAAAACATTATCATGGGAAGAAACAAAGCGAACTCTCCATAAGTACCCGTTCATATAGAATTGTTTCAGCATGGTTTCTTACCATCCTTTCTACGAAAAAAGCCCCTGCCGCATTAATTTGCGACAAGGACTTAATTCATTTATTGCTCTAGTTCATCTGCTGTACAAGTCTGGTCAGATCAGCTTTCATTGACTGTCTGAGGGTTGCATCTGCATCAGACCACATTTCCGTGAGGTTACGAATAATATCTGATGTGTATTCTTTCATGGAATCATCCATTTTTCTCTTGGATTCAGTATCCTTAGAATCATGATAGTGTCTACGATTCTCATCGTATTTATCATAGGATTCGCCATATCTGGATTTCTTCCAATTCATATTCATACCATCATTTTCCATATCACTACGATCTGGATGATATCCCATGCGGTACATATTGCGCTCAAATTCTGGATTGTTTAAATACTCATCCATCCAGTCATCATCCTGCATATACAGATACGGTCTATAGCCTTTTCTGGTTCCCCTACCTTTTGGAGCGAAACGCCCATTTGAATAGCGGTAACGGTCATATCCCATGCGTCCAAGATACTTTTCTTCCTGTTCGCATTCATCCATAGCTTCCACAATACGATAATCTTTATCAGCGCAAATCGCACATTTTACTGCTTCCATGCAGTCTTTCAAATCGTCCCAGTCTTGAGCACTAAGATTATCAAAGCCATGTGTTTTGGCTTTTTCCATAGCCCATTTTCCCATTTCCATTGCAACTTTATGCATTACAGTGCCCCCTTTCTAACAGCCTGCGTAACAGGTGCTTCTGTCGTTGGGGCTGTACCATTAATTGCTTTCAAATTGTTGCTCGGACTACAAGCCGGATTTCCTAACATCTTGAATACTCCGCCAGTTGCACTTGTAGCTACTCTGGTTGCGTACTTCGTTCTGGTTCTTATTCCACAAGCCGTAATCTGTGCACAGCAACGATTTTCTAGCGGATACAAAGTTGTTCCTGTTCCTATCTGAATCATTACCGGAGCAGTAATTGTAGTGGCTTCTGGTATACTTTGTGCAACAACAATACAATATTTCTCTCCATTGTTGTAACTGCCTTCTGGGAGCGTGATTACAAGATTACCTCCTGTAAACGCAACAGCTTGGCTTATTACAAGACGGTTGCAGAGCTTACAAACATTTTTACAACTCATATTTCTACCTCTCAATCAAAATAAGAGGTGAGCCGCAACCCACCTCTTAGAATTTAGTCAACCTCTAAGGGTGAGTTACTTAGCAACAACCGTTACCATATGTATTACATCCTGCGTATGCATATGGAGCTGGAACCTGGAATGCAGGAATCGGAGCCGGGTTGATTGCATTGATTAATCTCTGAGCCTGTGCGTACATCTCTGTTGTAAGCAATGCAGACTGGCGATCCTGGGATGCAGCACGTTTCAGATCAGAGTTCTCTGCCTGTAATGTTGCAATCTTATCGTTAGTCAGGAAGTCAAGGATTGCTCTTGTGTTGCTGTTCTGGTTTTCCAGAAGATCTCTTGTGTTGTTGTTCATTGTGTTCTGGAGAGCACAAGTGTTAGTGGCAAGGTTATAATTGATGCCCTGGATTGCTTCTCTTGTTTCGCAGCAACAATTTGCTAACTGAGACTGTAATGCGTTGGTATTCTGCATACCGGCTACAGTATCAGCATTGATTGCCTGCTGAACGCCATTAAAGCCTTGAAGCATTCCGACATTCATACCATTAAAGCCACTCTGCATGGTATTGTTAAGAGAATATGTGCTGTCACAGATACCCTGCTGAATACCTCTGATACCATTCTGAATATCATTAAGGGCGAATTCCTCATTAATATCTGAACGGGTAGCCCATCCTTGGAAGCCGGCACCGTTCGCACCGTTTCCACCGTTACCACCAAAGCCGCCGCCCCAGCCGCCAAAACCTCCCCAGCCGAAGATTGCGAAGATTAGGACGAGCCAGATAAGTGAAAAGCCATCACCGCCCCACATATCATTGGCACGGTTATTAGAGCCTGTAGCAGCTGCAATGTCGCTAAGGCTGTAATTTGAACCATTCATCATGTTTTTAGTCTCCTTAAATTTTATTTACAATAGGAGACATCCGCGGCTGTCGTCCCAAATTGTAGCGATTCTTAATCACCCAATTATGGGGAAGTGTTATAATCCAAGGAATTTCTGTATAATTCCATCTGGTGATAAGTGTTTTTCATTAAATACATTTTGCTGTATTTGATGCAACTGGTCTGTATCACCTTTTTTGTATAAATCCAACGCATTTTTTAATGTTGGATTATTCCCTGCAAATTTACTCATATCGTTTATCATGTTATCAACACTTCCGAACCTCTGAGTAATCATTTTCTCAAATTGCTTTTTCATCATGGCGTTTGGACTAAAATTCATCTCTGTTTACCTCCATTCTGCTTGAGTTCCGGTGTTCCCGACATTTGTGTCGGAAACATACTCTTTATTTCGGAAATCTCAGAACAAACATCGTTCCGAAGCTGATTAAACATAGCTTCTATGTCAATTGGTTTTTCTTCTGCCTTTGGTTGCTGTTGTTCTTCCGGATTTATAAGTCGATAAACAAAAATTCTACTTCTTCCATCTGCCTGTAATTGTTTTCTATATATTTCTGTTCCATCTGTTTTTGGATAATAAACAGGGTTTCCAGACATATCTACGTCTTTTGCCTTTACGGTATCAATACCATCGACCATCTGTCCTTGCAACATGGGGATTTGTGGTACTTGTGGCATTTGTTGTATTGGTTGCTGAATCTGCGCCTGCCCGTATGGAATTGCCTGCTGATAACTATTCTGTAATTGTGCTAATCTATCTTGATACGGCTGTATTTGTTGAAATGGTTGTGCAAAATACGGATTACCATACTGCATATCTCAAACCTCCCTTGTTTTTATAACTATATTTTACAATAATAAGAGGTTGATTGACACGCCATGATAACGCCATAAATACGCCATTTTCTATTAATACAAAGAAAAGCCCCGACAATACATCGGGGCAACTTTCATAATTTTCTTTTTTAATTTTCTGTTTATGCGGTCTACGGTTCTCGTGCTGTACCCCATGATTTCTGAAGCTTCTGCAAGCGTTTTTTCTTCATAAACACGCAATCGGAATAACTCTTTTTCTCTGGAATCAAATCCAGCTTCACGCAAATAGAAGATTCTTTCATCTTCTGAAAAGTCTTTATAATCATCCATTCCACTGTCCTCCCTGTTAGTGGAATCAATATTTACACCGGGAAAATGCCTTTTAGGGCAAAGCCTAAAACAATACCAATTATGCCAGTTATGACATAAGCAATTATTTTGTCCTGTAACTTTCCTGGCTTTTCCATGAGTGATTTTAAATTGTCGTTCATTTCGTCAACTGTATCCTTAATGTGTCCCAGGTCATTGTTGTATAAAGCAATTTTCTGTTCCAAAGCATTGATACGTTCAAAAAAAACTCCATCCCTTTTGGAATGCTTTTCTTTCATCTCATGGACGGCACTTTCCAATTCTTTTAAGCGGTGTTCATTGATACACTCGTGTTCACATCCCATCGCTATTCCTTTCCATCACTCCCATTTTTTAGATATTGCTTCTACCCACCTAATTTGAAGCACCCCTGCGATACGTGGGAGGATTGACGTATCACGCACACACCATCTTAGAATCCGATAAATGGAAAAACACCATGATTTACATATATTTCAGTTTCAGAAGTCCAATTTCTGTTTACAGAAGATTCGGAATGTGATCCTTGAAATTCAGCTCCCTGTTTCACCAGAAAGAAAAGAGCCAAATCAAAAATGCAATCATAGCAGTTTTCCATATCGGAATTTATTTTCTCATCACTGTAAGATGAAGGATAATTCCTTTTCTTCTTAAATGAACGAATAGCCCTCTTTGCTGAAAGAGGAATCATCCTCGCAGTTTCTGCATCATCTTCAAGATAATTTGTCAAGTCCTCTATAAGCTGTTCGTCCATTTAATCACCTACCTTTGCTGAGATAAAATCTCTGATATTATTCCAGCCTTATTAGTTGCTGCTAGGGCATAGCCGTTATCACTTGCAAGTTGTCTTAACTGAGATACAGTCATATTAGACAACTCGTTTTCTGTATACTTGTGTGTTGATGTATCATAAGCACTTACTACAGATGGTGACTGGCTGTTTTCATCGAGACTATGCCCGGTTATTCCCCCGCCTTGGTACCGATTACGATACCGCCGTTAGCTTTCGGTGCGACCGGAACGAACATGCCGGATGCTTTTGTCCATACTGCAACTGGGTCTGGTGTAGCCCACATGGAAAGAGTAACAAAGGAACGATTCTCTTCCTGGATAAACTGTCTGTATTCAAGCTCTTCTGGCGTTACACCCCAAAGACCAGAACCAAAGGAACCATTCGCATTTGCTTCATACAAAGTAAACACATCTTCTTTGAAGTATCTTCCTGTTTTCAGAGTTCCGTCTGCTTTTCTGTAACGATATTTTTCATCACAGCGATCAATTGTAATTCCGTACTCCTGCATGAGAAGGTTCGCAAGCTCCTGTTTCGTCAGAAGACGCTTGTTTGCAGCTCCAAGAACTGCGGTCTGCATTGCAGTATTATTTCTCATGTAATTAATCATTTTGAGAGAAGTAAGAGCTTTGTTTACCACGAAACCATTGTCTTCTGCGACGGCAACCATCTTCTGGATATCACCCATGATATCTGCATCCGGTTTAGACCAGTCCGTCATTGTTACTTTTGCACTGGACGGAACGCCGTAATCAATGCTCATATCCACATGATTTTCCTTGATTTTTACAGCACCAGTTGAAAGGAACTGACCTTTCATTACATTCGCTCTTGCAACTACGCCCTCAAAAAGATTGGCTGCATCATCAAATACGAATTTTTTAAGATTATTGTCATCTGGAACACCATTTTCAATCGCTTGCTGTAATCGCTCGGACTGATTGATTTTTCTCTTAATGAAAAGCTTCTCGGTCAGTACCTTTTCAAAACCAGGTCTGGAACCAATTTCTGCTTCGGTATCAAGTGCATGAACAAAAGCTACCTCTGGCAGTCTTTGTCCAGCCATAAGTCTGTAGTATTCAGCTTTCAAATACTGTGTTTTTGTATCCGGGAAAATGGTACCGAGGATACCAGGTCTTTTTACATCAAAACTCTGGGAGAAATTAAGTCTCTCTTCCTCTGTGATTGTTTCTAATACATTAAATGGCATTTGTCATACCTCCTTAAAATACTGGGTCTTCTGTGACTACAAAAACAATTCCAGCTTTTTCAAGCTCTGTTTTTGCAGTAGTGTCAACTGTTACTGGAAGTCTCTTTTCGAGAACACGTCCTGCGACAATCACGGAAATTGGTCTCTTAGTATCATCTGTCATATCAACATCTTCAAATACAATTCCGATTGCACCTGTCGCATTTGTTGGATATACGGAACCTGCTTTAATAATTTTCTTATTTCCAACTGTTTCAGCATTTGTCTGGTCTGCTGTGTAGGTTTTAAGTACAAGTCCAACCTCAGATTCGAGAATATTTGGAGTGGACTCATACTGCTCTGTTTTCATAAAAGCCATTATTTATATCTCCTTTACTTAAATATTTACAGGGGCGTTATCGTCCGCTGATTTAGTTTCCTGGTTCATTTTTGCTGAGTAAGCTTTTGCAAATTCAGCAGCATCGCTTTTTACTGTAGCTTTGCCACCACTACCGCCTCCTGGATTAGGAGTATTTTCCAATGCTTCTTTCTCCCAAGCTGCTTTTGCGGTATCAAGTGCTGTTTTATTTGCTTCGGAAACTCCCTTAACAAAAGTTTCGACTTCTTTCATTGCATCTTCTGGTTTCTCATACGGTGCAGATGCGTATGCTTTAATAGCACTCGCGTATGTTTCGGTTGAAAGTCCTGCATTTGCGAACATAGAAGTAATTTCACTGGTAAGGGCTTTTTTGTTGGATTCTGCAAGCGCAGCTTTCAAATCAGCTAACTCCTTATCCACTGCTTCCTTTTCTTTCTTGCGTTCAGCTTCTAGCCGTTCTGCTTCGGTCATGTTCTGCTTTTTCAACTCTTCCAACTCTTTTTCCAGGGAATCTGCTTTTTCAGCTTTTTCCTTCAGAGAAACATTTTTGTCTTTCTCTTTCTTAGTTTCAGCAGAAATAGAATCAAGAAGCTTAGAAACCTGTTCCTCGGAAGGTTCTGCAACTCCCATACCGATAAGTGCCTGTTTTGCCTGTTCTCTTGTCATTGAAATCTCCTTTCTTCCAGTCCAATACGCTTTTTCAACACGGTTCGCTCCGCACATGGTCTGTACCCGATTTACGCTCACGGGCTGTTGCAATTTATTTGATTTTGGGTATTAAAAAAGAAGCCTTAGATTTCTCTAAAACTCCTTAAATAATCGAAATTTGGTTCATTCTTCGTTAGATGGAGAATTTTCCATTGGTTCTGTTTTGGACGGATTTTGAAACTTTCCGTCAAGTAATTGCTGTGCTTTCTGCACTTCTGCTTTTGGGTCTGCCAGTTCTGGATAAATTGTTCCGAGATAAGGAAGGCTCATTTCATAAACTTTCTGTGGATCACTAAATAGCCCACAAGTAATCAGTGCAATAAGCGGATGAATTTTATTTTTGAACAGATAATCAAGTGCCTGTGCTTTTACAAGCATATTGTCTGTCGGGTTTCTGGTTATCTTTACATCGAAATCTCGCGTTGAGATATTAACATCATTTGATGTGCCGCGAATAATATTCAGAATGATTCTGGCAGATTCCTTTTCAGCTTCCTTCGTGAATGCTTCTACCAATTTTGCATCTCTCTCTGCGAAGTCCCATCCATTACGAAGGTATACGGCATTTCCTGTATCTCCTCCGCTATTGCTTTGGCGGTTTGGCATTGCTTCCACAATCAGCATATTATTGTAGATATCGTCCTTTGCAACCTGGCTCTCTGATTGATTCAGTTCAGCGGTCATCAGTTCAACATCTGACTGACAGCCATTTCCAGTATCTTTAACAGAGATAGCACCAAGTTTTACCATTTTCAAAAACTCGTTTTCATCTACCTCGCAGTTCTTAAACTTCATAAAGGCTTGCACAAACTGTTCAACGCCATTTAATCTATCAGACTGATATTTATTAATTGCATCAAATAAGGTGATTGCAATTTCAACATCTGAAAGTCTGTCGTGATTATTCGGACATTCAACGATAGGAATCCCGCCAAAACCATTGATGCCGTAGTTGGTTACTTTTCCATTCTTGATTTCAAAAAACTGGTTCTTTGAATAACATAAATAATATTGCTGTTCATCTTCATCTTTTAAAATCTGCACGGAAAGCATTGGTTTCCCATTTCTCTGTGAGTATACAATGTAACAATCACCTGGATATGGAATGAAGATTCTAAACGGTGGTAAATCTCCGTTTTTTGTCCAGTCCTCTTCTTTCAGAATAGCCTTATATGAAGTTCCTGTTGCGCTCTGGTATATTGCCCTTTGGATGTTTCTTGCATCTGCATTGGCTTCATCCAGATAATCATTTAAAAGGTCAACTTGCTCATTTATTTTTTCATCTGCATTTTTCTTTTTGCATACATACTGGATTGGCTCTCCACAAATCTGTCCAGCTTTAAATTTTACAGTTTCAAATGCGTGATTTTCTACCACTCTATTATTAACTTCTGGACGGACTATTTTATTTCGGTATAATATCGGCTGATCGCCTTTCATGTACCGATACAAGTAATCAATCAATGTTCGGTTTCTATTATGTATGCCAATTGTATCTGATACTACTTTTACTACATTTTGTGGAGTGATTCGGTCAACACCTGTGTAGGCTACTTTTCGCCCGAACTCACCTCGGCATAAATCTACAAAATTCATTGTATTTCTCACGAGCCGAACCATCCTTTCTACAAAATAAAAAGCACTGGATGTTTTAATCCAATGCTCTACTTTATATTTTACACATATTAAAAGTATCTTTCAGTATACTTCGGTATCATCTTTCGAAACCTTTTATCTTTTTTATTTCTGCTATGGCTTTTAAATGCTTTTTTTTAATGTGAATCTCTGAATAACCCATCTCATCTGCAATGCGAACCAAAGATTTGTACTCAACATAATGCTTAAATAGTATGTCGTATAGCAACGGGTCTTCAACCTGTTCTATAGTTCGAACTATTTCTTGTCTTTTTTGTAAAAATTCGGATATCATTTTTGAAATCTCTTCTCGCAGATCAAATATCTTTGCAACCATATCTCCCATCGGATCACGTTTTACAGAAGTTTGTACCTTTTCTCCAACAGGAATTGCAGATACACTTGTGGAAAGAGAACTGAGCTGTTCTTCTTCGATAAGCTTGTTTTTGATTCTGTTATCATAATTTTCAATTTGTCGTAAATATTGAGCTGTAGTCATCATACTCTATCTCCTTCCCCACATAAAATTTTTGGTTGCTTTTACTTCTGCAAATCTTTTGCCGGCAAGCGTTATTGCAAGCTGCGTAACTCCATCGGCAGCGTCATCATGTTCATTATCACCAATATAGACGAATGTAGTTAATTCATCCATAGCCTTTTGATACTGTTTATTTTGATATTTCGGAGCCAAAAATATAAAATTTTGCTTAACATCCCCGGAATATTGATTTATTTTTTCTTTTTTTGCTTGTTTTGAAGGTGCTTTTGTACTTGTCGTGCTGCAAGCGTATTTATGTTCTTTCAAGCGTTCATTTACATAATAGGCATACATATCTCCACCATTATTTGCTTCAAAATTGATGGATTGAATATTATTTCCCATGATTCTTCCAACAACTAATGGCAATGTTCCTTCTTTTGGTGCTGTGCTAAAAATCCAATCATAAATATATACATCTCCATTTTCGTATTCTGCACCCACTGGCATTGATAAGCTATCGCCACCACCCCACGCAACATCGCAAGCAGAAACATTTTTAACAAATCCACCTTCTGGGAGAACGCCGTTATAATATCTTAATTCGTCAGCTGCAAACACAATTCCTTCACGTAAGAAGGGCTTTTGCTGATATTTGGCTTCCCATTCGTTAGCGTCTAACCTGGCTTTCATATCGACATAATATTTTGTTGAAAATCCAACGCCATACTCATAATCGAAATTGGATTCACCATCATCATTCAAAGCTGGAATTTTTCTAAACCGATACATTGGATTATCCCGATTTAGCTTCTCGATTTTTCCAAGAGGGTCATATAAATTCCATCTGGTTCCAACCATAAGTTCTCTTGCACCATCAATCTTACGGTCAACCATCTTGTTCAGATATTCTTGATATGTATTTTCCAATCGGGTAGGGCTTAATGAATGTTGCCTATCTCTTACAAGGTCATCCACGTACAAATACCCATCAGAAGAAATATCAACGGCACCTGTCCAAGTACCTTCAATACCACGGCAAGTCATTGTTGCAAATCGGTCTGGCTTGTCCAGGTTTATTTCAAAATCATCAGCACTCTGTTTTTGAAGTTTCGATTGCGGAAAAATTTCACTGTAGTTGTATTCCTGTGTATTAATGAGGTTAAGAAGTTCTCCATAGAATCCTTTTGCCAGTTTTCCAGAATGACCGCCCATGGCACTATGGCTATTCGGTCTTTTACCCATTATCCAAGACATAAAGAAAATACACATAGTAGATTTTCCAACACGGCTTGGAAGCGATAAACCATAAAACTCTATTTTTCTTTCTTCCAAATCCTGTAAGTCTTGGGCTACCACATGTAGTGTTTTTCTTCGTGGAATATAAAATTTCTTGCTGCCTGGTCTGTTTTTTTCCATATAAAGCAAGTAACTTTCAAATAAATGTGGTGCTTCCAGTAACAAATACTGCCAGTAGATATCGTCAAAGTCACCACTACCAGTTAATGCAGCACACTTCTCTGCTATGTTATGTGAGTATTGACTTACTTTCATAGCCATTTTCCGTGCTTCTTGGTTCTTGTCGAAAGGAAGGTCAATATTCATATTTAAGAGCAAATCGAGGCAATCTTTTTGATTTTGATAGATTGTCATGTCACTATTGATAATTTGATTTAGCACTGCCCGATACCATTCAAGCGAGCCTTCTGTAATTTTTCCCATAAAAATAGAGCCAGACCTCCTTTCTTCTTAGGATTTGGTCTGGCTCTCATGTGGCTCTCTGACTTTTTTTATTCCAACCAATCATTATTTAAGTAATAAAATCCAAATACTGCCAATCCGGTTAGTAAAATCCAACCGATTCTAAACAATATTAACGGCATATCGGATTCTAAATGTTCAACTGTTTCATTGATATTTCTATTATTGTAAAACACTGATTTATCGCTGATTGTTTTGTCTTTTAACAACGTAAAGATTGTTCCCTTGTACTTTGTTCCAACTCCATAGTACTTATACCTGATACGGCTTGACTCTTTTACCGTATCAATGTACTCATCATCTGGAAGAACAATTTTATTACTTTTGAAATCAATTCCGCAGAAATTTATCTTTTTAGCTTTCTTGCTTTCTTTTCCTACATAATCCCACGTCCAATACGTTTCTGTGGTGTAATATTTATGCTTTCCAGAACCATGTGAAACTCTTCTGGTATGCATGGTGTATTTTTCTTTTACTTTCTTAACATAAATGTATTTGCCACCGATTTCGGGGTAAGTAACTGTATCTACAGCCTTTAATTTGCCATATACAAAAGCATTTCCAATATTGGTTTCCATTCCATACTGAAATAAATCCGCGGACTCAATCTTTACTGCTTTATTGTATTTATCATTTTGGTTTATCTGCCAGTCGGATATTTTGGAAGAAATTAATACTCCAATAAGAAGCATTATTGCAATAATTGAAATACTAGCGATAATCTCTCTTCTTGTTATCTCAAATTCTCCAAAATTCCAACCTCTTTTCGTCTTCATAGCTATTCCTCAAATAAATTCTGTGGTGCTGATTCTGGTGCATCAAAATCGAGTAATTCAAATTCTTTTTTGTCATATCCAAGCATATTCAAGAATGATCTCTGAGGAAATGCTTTTACATATTTGCGATATGATTTGACTGACTTGTTGTAGTTCTCTCTGTATTCTGCAATAAGATTCTCTGTCATAGAAAGTTCTGTCATGAGCTGCTTGTAGTTCTCAGAAGATTTTAATTCCGGGTATGCTTCACTCACAGCTGAAATTGCAGTAGTAACATTCTCAATATCGTTTGAACCAGAAGTTCTTCCAGAAACAATAGCTTTTAATGTTTCACTCTCATGCTTATCATATTGTTTCACACAATCCGCAAGGTTGTACACCAGATCAACTCTACGTTTCTCCTGTATCTTAATGTCTGATGATGCTGATTCTACCTGTTCTTCCAATGATATTGCATGATTCTGGAAACTCTGTACTCCAAAGATTCCAAATATTGCAATTGCTATAACTCCTACAAGTGAAATTAATAATACTTTCCATGCATTTTTCATGATTTATTTATCCTCCCACAAAAATTTGTCTGTTCCTCGTGCGTTATCAACTACTCTTTTCAAAATAAGCATCCCACACTTCTTACAATGATACGGATGGAAACGTTGATTAGTGTTGCATGACTTAAATTCATCAAAATCATAATTATAAGGATTAGATATCTTGCATTTTTCAAAATCATGGTCGCATTCAGATATCTTATTTGCATTTTGGCAAGGTGATAGTGGAAGTATTTGGCAATTCAGCGGATTGTCTCTTCCATGCTTTTCTGAACGTGTTATAACCTTATGCCATTCGGCAACAGTTCTTTCACCTGCATCTTTCTGAATGAAAGTGCCTAAAGTGTTTTCGACGTAACATTTTATCACCGCATCATCATTTTTTATTTTTATCGAATAATCTCCAAATCTGGGCACGGTGAAATCAGTGATGAATTTTAAAATAGTTTTTTGGATTGGTGGATATGATGTGAGAAGAATTTCTTCAATCTCAATTTGAGCATAAAGTTCCATTCCAAGATCAGTAATTTCAATCGGAACATGGCTGATTAATTCTTTCATACATTCACCTCAATCCGGAATCCCTAACTGTTTGTAAGTAAATATGGCAGCGTACTTCTTCCTACATTTGTAGCAAGTTTCTGTAATAGTGCAAGTCTTTTCTTTGTCATTACATTTAGATTCTGTATCAGAACTTTTGAACTTACATCCACCTGTCAAAATACATTTAATCTGTTTTGTGTTCATCTTGTTCTCCTTGCAAAACTTTTCTGATGCAATCCTCAACAAGTATAAAGTCTTTATATGACATACGCATCTCGCAATTGTAAAAATGCTTTCCAATTTCATTTACAATTAATTTATAAATTCTAAACTTGGTTTCTCCCGAAAGTTCGTCCAGTTCCATAGGTTTAGTCTTTTGAAGTTCTTCCGCATCGCTGCCGTCTGTTTCAATTTTTGAACACGCACAATCATAACAAGTACTCATACATTCACCTCGAACTCTTTCTTGCAGTTGCTACCCTTGCATTTCAGCTTTAAGTGCTGAATCTTTGTGTTTGGGCTAATCAGAAGTGCTTTCTTCTGGCAAAAAGGACAACAGGCGTATTTCGTTCCGTTAATATTCCGTATCAATGCTTGTCCATTCCACGGCTCGGGTGGGTTCATGTATTCAGAAAAATCTATCCCTTCGGATTCTAATGCTGATTTAATGCTCATTAATTTTCTCCCTCAATTGCTTTGGCAAATCATTAATGGAAAATGTTCCAAAAGTTCCGTAAACAATCTTTTTGTTTTGTGTGATTTCTATATTGTTCAACACTTCTTTTGATATTGGTTCAATATTTCCAATCTTTAAATCATCGCATACTAGATACTCTGAATGTAGTTTCTTTAGATATACGGCTTCATCACGCAATAAAGCTCCGTCAAGGTCATAATCTGCGTTTCCTGGTACCATTAATTTTCCTCCGTTTCGGAATACCGTGCATTTTACGGAAATTATTTTGCTTTATTCGGTTTTGGGAAAGCAGTGTCCAAAACAGTTCATCACTGAATTTACATTCAAATTCAATACTTAATGGCTTGCCTATACTACAAAGTGTGCCGTCCTCATTTTTGTGAAGAATGCCACCTTCGATAACAACACCATCCGAAATTGAAATCTCTGGTATTTCTTCAATCACTTTACCATTACATGTAAAGAAATGCTTTAATTCGTCTTTCTCGCCCATATCAGCACATTCCTTTGTTTTTCCTTAAATTAGCGTATCGGTCAACCAATGTGTCAACAGTAACAGTTAACTCGTTGATTCTGATGCAGTCATCCTGGTGGCGTTTCTCATAATCAACGTCCTTGAAAGAATCATTTTGTATATTCTCAACGCCCATATATGCAACTAAAGCTCTCTTAGTATCCATTTCATTTGTAAGCGCCATAATATGAGCATTGGCTGAATCAAGTTTATCTTTCAAATCCGATATTGTATTTTTCTTTTTCTCACACTCTTTGGACAGGCGAACAACTTCTTTCTTCAGCTGCTCTTCCGTCCAGTCTGCCATGTCTGCATATTTCATTCTCAATACCTCCGAACTATCGAACTGTGTGTAGAATAATTTTGTTTTTGCAATTTTCGCAGGAAACATAATTTCGCCCTGTATTTTTTTCTTGCTTTATTTCTTTTTCATCGTAAATCAAAATAGCGCCGCATTTCTCACAGTTTGATAATTTTAAATTTCCTTCACTGATAATTCTAAGCATGTCCTAATTCCTCCCTTTTCTGCCTGTGCCGCATCTGGCAGGCAATCATTTTAGTTATGTTTTCACGTTCCTGTTTTATGCCGTGTCCCTGGCAGAACAATTCACATTCAAGAATCTGTCCGCAACGGGAGCATTCGTCTTTAATTTCTTTCCCACATACTTCAATCATTCTCATCACCACAGTAAATCAGTAGATAATTCGCAAGCTTTCTAAGGTCGCTTTTCCCATACAATCGGATTCCTCCCTTTAACCCTCTGTCTATCAGCCAGTCAGCTAATTTTATCGGCTCTGTAGGCGGTTCATCATCTTTTGGGGATAATGCTTCTGTGTTTGACTGAATAGTAAGCCCATACCACAAATGGCGTCCCCAGTATTCTAGTGCCTCTTGACTGCACCTTTTTTCTAACTCTGAAAACACATTTTTGTAATCAGATAAATCCTTTTGCATTTTTTCAATTTCTTGTCCTGTCATCGTCTACGCCCTCCCGAAATAAAGAGTATTGTTCAAACGCTTCAAATTCAAAAATCCAGTGTGCCGACTTGAACGGCATAAATCTCCCAACGAGAAACACTGGAACCTTTCAGGGGAAAAACAACTTCTGGCAATGGCAATTTGCCAGATAGAAACAACAGGAATCGAACCTGTGTCACATGATATTGGATATCATTGCTCTACCACTGAGCTATGTTTCTTTTTTCATCCTCAAACGCTAAACAAGATGATTTTTTTAGAATCCCCGACTATCACTCCTCACGGGCATTGGTCTTATCTCTCTAAAAAGTTTTTGCACAAGATCGCTAGTGAGTTGCGTCTATATGCCTGCACGAACGCACACAAACAAATCCTCATTTATGTGCGAGAACTAACAATAGCTATGCTAAAGTCAGATTTCCAATCTACACTTGGTAGATAGAATTGAAAAGAGAAGATTTGAACTTCTATGTACATCCCATGTCCTAAGACACATACTCACCCATTATGATGTACTATCCTCTGCGTCTGCCTTTCTATTGTATCGGATTCATCACCGTCAATAGTTCCGCCACTTTTCAATCAGGTGTGTTATCACTCAACACGCCAAACGTCCGTATAGGATAGGATTTACACCTATCATGCTGTCGACTTAGGTCACCTAAGTTGTGGGTTGAAACCTATGCTACCACAATAGCGTCTACATATTTCGCCACTATACGGAACGGAAAGAATGGATTCGAACCATTAAGACCTAGTCTACGACCAGGCCGTTCCCAGTTACTTGCACTTTCCGAATAACCCGGAAAAACCGGGTTAGCAATAGGTTTATCGTGTTATGCTTTCCACTATCCAGTTTTCTTTATTTGCGGTACGCTTACTGGCAACCCTGGCGGCTTTTTGATAACCGTGGTATGCTCCACGAGTATTTTTATGCACAACTTTAATGGCTTATGGTTCGCATCTTTTGAAAACTCCTTTAATCAGCGTGCGCTGCGCTGATTTCTTTAACTCCAAGATGCATTCCAGCTGGGAAACCAGATCCATTTAGGCTGCGCCGTATCGCACCTATAATTTACCTGATCCACACGCTCAACCGGAAGTTTTTTCCACCCATATTACGGATGAATGGCATTTAGGAGAAATGGAAGCTCTGGGATTTGAACCCAGGACTTACGGCTTATGAGGCCGTTGCTCTTACCGCTGAACTAAGCTTCCTGAGATACCAGTTGGCAATACTGGTAACCAAACTGGCACTGTTACAGTTCTTAACCACCAACTATAACAAAGGTTTTCTGAAATACTCCTGATACTTCAGATAAGCCTTCCGGGATATTTGAAGCCCCTTTAATCAGCCCCGTTGGGCTAGAAGACCGGAGGTGAAAGTATGAAAAAAAGAACTTGCAGCAAGGTGATGCTGCGAACGGGGCTAGTCGGATTCGAACCGACAAATAAAGGAGCCAAAATCCTATGCCTTAACCGTTTGGCGATAGCCCATTGATTCCCCCTGGTGCACCATCAAACCAGGGGGCGTGATATATAACATCCAGCATTTTAACCTATAAAATTTTCTTAAATTCTTATTTGCTACTCTGGATGCATCGACTTTTCGCTTTCGTAGGCTTTTCCTAACCTGCGCGGATTAAGTCGAAGTGATTTTTTTATGAATTTAACCCGTTCGATTAACTCAATCGGGATAATTCCAATTGGAATCGGTAGATACATATGTCACCTCATAATCAAGAAAATATTCAGTGCAAATACAATTTCCATCAGAAGGTAGAAGAACGCTTGTAAAAGATTTATCTTTCTTTCATCCATCATTGCCAGAACGCCAGCAATAATAATCACGAAAAACATAATGTTTGCAGCAATTCCGATTAGTTCAAGTGCGTTCATCTGATTTTTCCTCCCCTATCAGGAAATCCAAAATCTTTCCTGCAATCTCTTCTTCTGGCTCAAATGGCATTCCACAGTAATTGTAGGATTCTAAAGCCGATTTTAGGCTTGATTTGAAGCCATCGTAAATTTCTCCATGTTGTAGTAATTCGTGCCTTAAAACCAAAATTGCATCAGCAATTGATTGAGAAGTGACACTAATTTGTGCAAGGCAGTCTATCTCAATGTCTGGAACAGCCATCATTTCAAACTCAAATACCGGAATTTCATCTACTGCTGTATGAAAATTTATTGATCTTACTCTCGGAACTTCATTTCCATCAATGAAATATTTTGTGCCGAGCCAATCATAGGGGTTGGGGTTTGTGATCTTCACTATCGGCATCTTCGTACCCCTTTCTTCGAAATTTACAATACAAAAGAATGTGTTTTGCGATTTCTTCAAGCTCATATATGCTGTATCTTGGAACTACACATGGCTCACGTTTCAATAATGGGGATAATGGTGAAAATGGCTTTGGCGGCTCATATGTTATAGTCGCGTTAATAATCATGGGAGCTACATCTGTAGGAGATTGCAAAAGATTTTTGCCTTCTGAACCAATCACCTGTTTCCATTTTCCACCTACTTTCAAAAAGCATTCCCCGTATTTTTCCCTAACCGTCCCTTCTGGAGCGACGTCTTCTTTATCTTTGTAGAAGGTGTAATCTGTCACCCTTCTTCTACCTCCCCGAAATATTTCTTGTAAAGCTTATTGTTGTAATACCACAGATGTTGCATCACAAAAAATTTATCAATACATTTCAGACCATAATACATTACTCTGTACTCGGCGGTTCTGTCTCCGTTTTCATCAACACTATAACCAGCTAATTCAGATTTTGATTTTGCACCAAACCATCTGCCATTCTTTGTAACAAACAAAGAAAGATTCCCGTATTCGCAAACATATGTGGCAGTTTGAGTATCATACAATCTTCCATCAGCTAATATTGCTTTTGCGTGAATTGGCTTCACCAGTTTCCGAATTTCCGGGGATTCCTGTCCAACATTTTCATATGCTTGGTTTGTTTCCGAAACACCTTTTTTATTTTTTGAGAAAAATTTAAGCACGTCTTTTCCTCCCGAAATATTCATCAACTGCCTGTCTCACAATATCCGATACGCTCCTGCCTGTTCGGTTCTTCTCTTCCAGGAGCCTTTTTTTCTGTTTTTCGGAAAATCGGATGCGGATGGATTCGGATTGAATTGGTTCTTTTCTTTCTGATTTTCCCATGTTCTGTCTCCTTTTCTATGAACATTGGCGTTTTACATACTCAATATCATTTGCGCCAGTGTCTTTGTAGTAGATGTTTTCTTTTCTCCCGTCTAGGTAAATTATTTCACCAACATATGAGCCATCAGAAAGCCCATCCACACTATTTGTAGCTGTTACGTCAACAATATTTCTGACACTTTTAATCCCAATAGACTGAATGTAGCGTTTAAAAACTGGAAGCCCAACTATTGTTGTTCTATTAGAATATCCAAGTAATTGTTGTGCTTTTCTGCATCCGATTTCTCCATTGATGTATTGATCGAATACATGAGCATTCTTTTCAATACTTGATTTTGAATGTCTTCCGCCACGGCTATTGTTTCTGTAATGGTTAATGTGTTGTCCCATATGAGCTGCTTTATGGCATTTATAGCATAAAGGAACAATATTACTCTCAACATCATTACCGCCTAATAAAAGCGGCACAATATGATGATATTCAATATCTTCTGTTGCGCCACAATTGCAACAGACAGTACCAATATTCTGTTTTTCTTCTTGACTCAACCATTTTCTCATATCATGCTCCGTTAAGTATTGCTTCTCTATGGTGAAAGAGTCTTTTTTTGTTTTCTCAGAAACTCGGGCAACTGACTACGCCCTGGATGGCTTTTATATATACCCCTCCCGGGGCGTCCTGCTGAACCGCCCAGCGTCTTATATTATCAGAATATTCAGTCTGTTTGATAAACACTTGTTTTTTCTATAGATGCCTTTAAAAATCTATACATCATGTACAAATATAATCGTCATTATTGTGCATATTGTATGGTTTCATGCGTTTACTGCCTTTTGTCCGTCACTCATGTACATTTTTACCGATTCTGTACTCTCCAAGGCTTTAAAGCTCCGGCTTTTCCATCTCTGGAAGCTGCAAAGCTGCTTTGTGTTTCTCTGCGATCTGTTGCGCGGTCTGCTGTGGTACGCCATACTGTTGTGTAGCTTGCACCGGTGCAGTTTCTGCCATGCCGTATGCGGCTTTTGCAACAAATATCAAATTCGCATTTGTTCCGGTCTGATTATGCAATCTATTGATCGCGCAGTTTTTACAAATATCAAACCATTTTTTAGCCGTGTCACCATGTGACGAGTTTATTCTATACACTCCATTCATCCAGTCAGTAAACGTTGTACGATTAATCCCAACTAAAAAGCTAAATACTTCTAGTGTTGGTAATACATGATATTTACTGCATAATCTCACATAAGTATTAAACATTTTATCTAATAGCTCTATATTGTCATTACTTGGCTTTTGTATATGATCTGCAATATAAAAAATCATATCTACAAAGCTGTCTGATACTTCTTTCTTATAGTTTTCGTTATCTGGTGATATACATAATACAGTATTTATATATTCATCAGCATATATATTAATATTATCTAAATAGATATCTACGTCTTGTACATTTACTGTATTATCTTTCATGTTATCACCTCACTTTAACACGTTAATTCACAAATAAAAAAAGAGAATGTCACCAGGTAAAGCTTATTCCCGGAAAACTTCCGGGTGTTCGGGTACATTCTCTAAAACTTAAAATAAAATATTCTGTTTTCTTTGTTGCTGATACCTTAACACAGTTTTTAATATCTTGTCAAATTTAATTTTGCATAAAATAAAACCCTTTATTTTGTCAGTAATTAATAAATAATATTTGTGATATTATATTATAATCTTCATTTATATTTATATTATATATATTATTATACGGTACTGTATAGCATATCTTTTAATAAACTCTAGTCTTAAGAATCTATGGAGGGGTAAAAGATATATTATATATAATATATTTAAACATAATAAAAGCCAGACCTTACCGGACTTCAATACCTGGCTGATCTGGCTTGTTAACTGCTACTTTATTCTGTTCAGGTACAAACGATTTTGCAATAACTACCCCTCCATGAGTTCCCGCGACCGTCGTTGATAATAACGTTACTGTAAGTTTTCCAGAAAGTCAAGCCAAAAATAAAAAAACATTTTCCTTGACAAAAATTAAAAACCTGTGCTATTAATATCTTAACAGCTTCGGCGGTGGGGCTGTTAACCCCTCGATTGTCGTTACGCCGCCACAAATAAGCATTTTAAAAGCCCCGGGATTAATTTCCTAGGGCTTTATTTATTTGCCTTGTTAAACTTTCCCATTTATCCCATACTTTTTCATTTCGCGGCGTTCCATTTAGCCAGCCTAATATATTTGGAATTTCCGTTTGAGATTGATAATATAACGCTTCTGTTTCGCCTATATATTTTTTATCCTCCTAAAAGTTTAATTATAAGTTACCCTATGATTTTCAAATATTTTCGATGCCCGTCCATATTCTTGTCTAAGGCATAAAAACAAGGATTTTCGTCACCCTGTAAAACTTCGTTTATTTCGTAGTCCCAACCCCATGGAGCTTTTACCATTAACTTGCCCATATCGTTTTTAAAAGGCTCCCATCCTTCTGGTGTTTCTACTGTCATTTCTTCCCAGCAATCAGCCGTTGCATGTGGTGCTCCAAAAGTGTATTTCTTCCTTTTCTCCGCTCCTAAGACTCCGTAATTGCAATAAATTTTAATTTCCATGTTCTTTTCCTCCTGATCTGCCCTCCTAGGGCTGCGTGGTTTTCTTTAACTGTCCATTCTATGCAGTATTTGATATTTTAGCATAGATATTAATGTTCTATATTCTTCTGGCTTTTCGCACGCTATTATCAAAGTATTTACAATTTCATAATCTGTCATTTTTTCAATATCTGAAAATTCTAACTTTTTATAACTTTTTGCTCTTGCCTTCTTGCACTTCAGCAATTCGTTTTTACCATAAAAGCCAGTCGAAACAGGCTTGCAAAATGCGTTATTATAACCATGATAAGCATTATATTTTTTTATAAATCCTTCTTCTGCTTCTCTCAGATCATAATCTGTTATTGTAAAATCTGGAAAAGTTTTAAGAACTATAAATTCAAAATTTTTCAAGTCTTCAAATGTTTTCAAGTCTTCATCAATTTTTAAATTTGAGCCTTGCAGCTTTTCCATGTTTCGCTGATGTGTTTTTAATCTGGTTTTAACATTCACACTAGAGCGTGTTTGAAAAACATTCTAAGTTGTTCATTTTAACCAAATTAATATTGAGGCAATGCATATAATTCCTAAGAAGGTTGAAGCCAGTTTATCGTAACGCGTAGCTATTCGACGGAACGCTTTCAATTTGAGAAAATAGTTTTCTACTAAATGTCTCTCTTTGTAAAGTCACCAATCGCAATAACGATCAAACTTAGCTCCTTTTCTAGAAGGAATTGTTGGCTCTCCACCGTGGGTATAAATATAGTCAATCAGCTTGTTGCTATCGTATCCACGGTCAGCTAATACATTGCTTCCGTTTGTGTCGACATGATCTAACAAAGGGATTGCGTAATTAATATCGTTACGCTGCCCTTCGCTGATCATAAAATAAACCGGATAACCGTATGCATCTACAACTGCATGGATTTTTGTGCTGGCTCCTCCACGGCTGTGTCCAATTTCGTTTGATGGCCCCCTTTTTTTGCTCCAGCACTATGCTGATGAGCCTGGACGATAGAGGCATCAATTGATAGTTCCGTTAATTCAGCTTCTAAGCTCAAGACACGAAAAATATTATCAAGGATGCCATCTTCAATCCATTTACGAAAACGGGAATAAACCGTTTGCCAGGCCCCATAACGTTCTGGGAGGTCCCGCCAGGGAGCCCCACTGCGAGCAATCCAAACAATTCCATTTAGAATTGTCCGATTACATTTTGAAGGACGACCTTGCTTTCCAGAATTTTCAGGTGGCAGTAAGGGAGCAACACGATTCCATTCATCATCGGTTAATTCGTATCGGCGCAACATAATCAACACCCCTTTTTCTTTATTTTAACATGAAAAAGGGTAAACGAATATATGTTTTGTGCAACTTTTATTTTTCAAACACACTCTAGAGCCTATATAATACTTATCATTTTTCTTATTATGAATTGCATAAACTCCAACCGCTTCAATATCTGGTACCTCGATAATATGTTTTTTCATTCTGTAACCACTTCCTTTCTATGGTTACAGTATAGCACATTTTTATATATATGTAAACACTATTTTTAGTGTTTAAAAATATTTTATTTTTTCATCATCTGTCGGTATTATCTCCAGAACGTCAGACGGTTGGCATCTTAATATAACGCATATTGTATTTAGCGTCTCTGTTGTAATCCCTTTGCCTTTTCTCAAATTTTGCATTGTGGCTTCACTTAATATCTTTTCTTTTCTCATTCTGGTAGACGTAAAGCCACGATCTGATAATGATTTCATTACATCTATTTTATATTTAAACATTTCAAACCCTCCCTACTATTTATGAAATAATTATAATTGAATTAACATCAAAAAGCAATATAAAATATTTTAAAAAACACTCTTTTTAGTGTTGACATGCACTAATTTTAGTGTTAATATATAACCATCAACAAAGGAACACAAGAAACAAACAACCGGAACCGCCCGAACCACTCAAGCCAATGAGGACATAAGGAAACGGACTGATTAATTGAAAAACTCTAGTTCCCTTGTTTATCGGAAAAAGTTATTTCCAGATTACAGCCAACAGCGGCGGCGATCTCTTCAAGTTCATTTAAAGAAAAGTTGTTTCTTTTGTACTTGTTGTAAAGGTTAGCGGTTCCGCAGCCTAAACGCTTCGCAAGCTCTACAGTGTTTATATCTTTTTCCAAAAGTAATTTTTTAATGATTTTTGTACCGTCCATTTTTTCACCTCCTGGAAACAGGATAACACTAAAAAGTATCAAAAGTCAATTAAGAAATAATATAATAGTGCTTGACAGTATTACTATATAGTGTTATTATAATACTAGAAAGAAACATTACAACAAAATAAAAAAAGCCCGGCGATCTTCCAAACCAAACCGGGCACCAAACTAAAAAAAGAAAGGCAACCCCATTATAACAGGGGTAAAGGTGAAAAACAATGAAAAAAATCGAAACATTAGTAATTAGAGGCCGCAGATGGTTTCAAAAATTATATGGAAATACTTATCACACAGTAACGATTGTCGTAAATGGCCATATTTTAAAAAGTAGTATTCAGTATGGCTATGGAAATCAGTATCTTGTTACCGCCGCTGATCTCCTTCGTGAAAATGGTTATGATATTCCAGAGAATACCATGGAAGCATTGAGAATGTTAAAGGATCTTTCTGAAAACGATTATGAAGTCATTGACGTTAAGAGAAAGAAAGATCTGTAGGAGGTGCGTAAATGGTAACAATCAAGAAAGCAACACAAGCACAGACAATCGCCGCCATAAAAAGCGGCGATTTCTCCACAGTTGATACAATCAACAGAAAAGCTGAAAAGGAAGCAATGGAAATCTTCAAGGCTGTTTCCGATGGAGCTATTAAATTGGCTTATTGGGATATGTCCCCGGTAAAGCGTCGGGATGGTAAAAAGTCTGTGATGCGATATGCGCTGCACAGATCAACAAAAAATGCAGACTGTTTACAGCTCTCCTGTATGGAGCTTATCGAGGGCGAGATCATCCCCACAAGCGACCAACAATTTAGAATTAATGATGATTACGACCGCCGGGAATTTTTCCGCAGTCTTCCAGCTGTTACAAAAATGACTTTTAAATAATAGGGCGCGTCTTTTTATATCCTGGTTCCCAGGGTGAAGGGAAGAAAGATAAAAACATGAGTGATAAAATATTTAATAAATTAATAACACTTTCTGTTGATGAGCTAGACAATTACATAGAATTTTTAGAAAGTATTTATTCCCCGACTATTACTGGGAAAGAGATTGATAAAAAAACTATGGAATATTTAGGTATAACTGATTGATTTTTTACCGCTTCCCGGTTTCTAGACCGGCGGCACGTTCACGGCGTGCAAGCGGTTTTTTGGCATTCTGCCAGATACACCTTGCAAAGTTAATATAATAAGTCAATCAATTAACGAGCTATTTTATCCGTAAATCGTTTTTTTATGCTGTTAATGGTGATTTATTCCACGTTTGCATTATAAGCCGTTTATGAGCCTTTAAAACGCTTTATAGTGTGTTGCATGATTTATTGACTGTCTGCGGCTATGGGTGTATAATAGCCTTGTATAGCTATGTTCGGCTATGCTTTATTTGTGTACCGTGTAAATTGGTGCATTTTGTCCGCTTATGTGCGTAGGTTGTCCGGGCTATATATCAATTAGGGCTATACAACTATATTGTGATATGCTTGTATAACGCTGTATTTGCCATTTTAAGGCGTTTTATAATCGTAGCCAATAAAATATAGGCTAAATACGTTACAAGCCATTTAAGGCTTATTTTGCAAGAGTATTATTGTATTTTAACGTCGTGTTGTATGTTACTTGTTGCTATGGCCTATTATCCGTGGGCTATTGGTTCTGATCTGCCAGAGCTACGGCTGGCGGTTGACTTCGTTGGTGTTCAATCGTTCCTGGCAGTTTCCCGGCTTCATCGGTTCGGCGTGGTATCGGCTCCAGGCGCTGTCCCTGGTTGATTTGTGGTAATAAATAACCGCAGCTGTTCAAGGCTTCAATAGTTGCAACTAACTTGTGAATGATATCCAAATTCAAACATCATTTTGGCAGCCAAAAATCAAGGAAATCCAGAAAAAAGTGGCAACCAGAAAAAATCTTGCATTTTCTAGTTACCACTTAAATTTTAATTTTGCACAAATATTTCTATAGCGTAAAGTTTTAAATGATTCAATATTCACAATTTATTTAATCCTTCTTTCTTCCGTGTTCCATATCTTCTGTGGGATGATTTCTCTAATCGTTCAGTCCGCTTCATTTGGGACTTGGAAAGTTTCTTCTTTCTCTGGTAATTATCAGTCGTTGTTCCCATTCACGCCCTCCTTGTTAATCTTCTGATTCCTGGTTTCAAAGTTTATAATTTCTGTGTCTGTTTCCAGCTCTTCCGGGATTCTTCCAACAATGATAACTCGCAGTGGCTTCAATCTGCGCTCCATTTCCTTGAAACCAACGCAAAACTCCAACCGTGCTGCCTTGCTCTTTACTCTTCCATTGGTGCAACAGGCAACTGTGCTTCCCTCCGGCAGTCCATCAAAACACCAATCCCAACAGTATTCTGGTAATATGTTTACGTTCGGAATTACTGGAATATCATTCAAGATCATATAATGTGCCAACGCATGATTGCGGTATTTATTCCACAGGCACATTACCAGCGGCATTCCATTCTTGCCAACTGATATGCTAAAATCCGGCATAATGACTGCGTGAAAACATTTTAAATGCTCTATATACTTGTCTGGCTGATTCCATAATCTTTGAAACTGTACATCGTCCACATAGAAATTTACATCCAGTTCCCGGTGGTTCTTTATCTTTCTACTGAAACTCTCCGCAAAGTCTACAGTATCTTTCCCTGGATGGATAAAAGTCTTTGGAATTTTCGGAATTCCGTACTTGCCATCGAGGTCTGCATCCGTGATTAAAAACTCTTTCATTACGTCATAAGCTGTATGTATCATTGATTCCACTCCCATTTTTTCTCTTATAGTGCTAAAAGGTACTTATATTTGAAAAATACCATATCTTGTGTCTTAATGCAAGTTTTCCTACTAAATATCTTGTGTTGTTCTGAATGTAGAGTTAAAATCATATCGTCAGAACGGCGCAAGGGAAACCCCCATTTTTCAATGCTTCCAGACCTCAATTGAAATGTTAGTGTTGCACATGTAGCCGCCAACGGTTCCACGGTAATTTTTTCAAAAAGTTCATTGACAATCTGCCTGTTAATGTCTTTTGGATTAACGCCCTTAAACTTTTCTAGCTGTTCTTTAATAGCACTTAATTGTATTTCTACTGGCTCTGGACTTTTTGTATTTTGGATTTCTAGAATATGGCTCTCAATCTGCTTTATCTGCTTCACGTATTCTTTATTTCTTGAAATAAATTCATCATCAGATATTTTTCCATCCAGATTATATTCCAGTATTTTTTCACGTTTTTGTTTTAACAGATCAATCTGTTTTTCAAGTCGTGAGATTTCGTTTTTATTGTCTGGAATGTTTTTGATCGAGGACTGCAAAATTTCAAAATATTCCTCCAAAATGCTATCAATGTTTTCAGAAGATTTATTTATTAATTCTGCGATTACTTCTTTCAGTTCTGATTCTGCCAGTCCAAATGAATCACATGAATCTGCTCCATTTTTTATCTTATAACTGCATACCCATCGAACATCTTCTTTTCCTCGAATATAATGCTGCTTCATCCAGTATGGAGCTCCGTCATTTGCGCAGAAAAGTTTTCCAGTGAAAATATTTTCGTTTTTAAAAGAGGTTCTTCTTGATTTTATAGCTTCTCCACGCTCTCTTAAATATGCGTTTGCCTTTTCCCAGGTAGTTTCATCAATGATCTGCGGTACTCTGGAACCATCATCCTTAAACATTATCCATTCTGACTGTGGAAGAAATTCCTGCTTTTTTGTGAACATATCAACGATCTTGACTTTTCCTCCGCAATAGTATCCTTTGTATTTTGGATTCCGAATAATATTTTTTATGACATCTCTACTGATCTTACCGCCTTTGAAACTTCTATATCCCATATTCCAGAGTTTTTTTTCGATTCTTGGTGTAGACATTCCAGAAGCATAGTCTCGAAAGACCATTCGAACCATATCTGCTTCTTCCGGGATTAGCTCAAGTTTTCCTTGATGATTTGAGTATCCATACATTCTGTGCCCAAGTACAACACCGTTTTTAATTGACTGTGCATGGCCGAATTTTATTCTTGAAGATAATTTTCTGATTTCGTCCTGTGCTACTCCAGCCATAATTGTTAGCCTAAGTTCACTATCTTCATCAATGGTATTGATTCCGTCATTTTGGAACCACACGCATACGCCGTAAGATAACAATTCCCTGGTATATTGGATGCTGTCAAGAGTATTTCGTGCAAATCTTGAGATTTCTTTCGTAATAATCATGTCAATTTTTCCGAGCTTTGCATCTCTGAGCATTCTTTGAAATTCTTCTCTTTTATCTGCGTGCATTCCGGAAATACCATCATCAATGTAAGAACCTGCAAACTTCCATCTGTTGTTAGAATGTATCAGTTCTTCGAAATGTTCCTCCTGGTGTTTAATGGATGCTTGCTGTTCAACTTTTTCCGTAGAAACCCTAGCGTAATAAGCAACATTCAGTTCAATGTCGTAAATAGAACAACTCCTTAATTTTTCTCTGACATAATAAATATTCATAGTGCATTTCTCCCTCAATATACAGGGAGTGGAATCATATAAAGTATAACACTTCACATAACTCCACTCAATACATTTTGTTACTTTCTAATGCTAATTTCAGCTTTTATTTTGTCCCTTGTTTTCTCATCTATCAGACCAAGTGAGAACATTCTTTCATTTATGGCATACAATATAGCTTTTTCCATTAATTGTCCCTCCATATAATTATCTCATTTTAAACGCTGTTTTTCTTTATCTTTTGTATGCCCTATATTTCTACCATTATTCTATTTTGAATGATTCTGTTCTATTTTAAATACACAATTATCACGTTTTACAACAAATCAAAGATATTGAGTTGCCCATCAATCTGAGATTCTTCCAGATTGTAAAATTTGCAAGCTATATAATCTGGATTCCAATCAATTTCCAGTTCGTATTGCAGGCACTGCGGATGCTTGCTTCCACGGAAGAATCTGCAATCTGAACAGGTATGCTGATAAGCTGTACCACCAGACCGCTTATACATTTCGCTTATCTTTCTCATAGAATCACTCGCTTTACTCTTGAATTTCCTCTCGCTTTCTTTTTGAAGATACCATTTTTAACACAATCCCTCGGATCACATCCTCTGCTATGCTCTTCGATCAAGATATAATCACAGGTTGCATTTGTACTCCATGCATTTTCACTCTTGCTGTAATAGTCGCATTTCGAGCATTGTCTCCGCTTTAGGCCTATAATTTCAGTGCTTTTTAATTCTCTCCATGGTTTTCTATCTGGCATTTTTCCACACCTCCCAATCTGGCAGAATCTATAATTTTCAAAAGGTCTGGGCTTAGCTTTCTTCGTTCTTGTTCTCTTTGCACTTCTGCCCGGTAAGTCCTTTGAAAGTTGGACTGAACTACACTCCACCATGTACCATCCACATTTTCAGATACCGCCCATTCTCTAAGCTGTGCCGGGCTTGATACTGCTTTCTGGATGATTTTTGGGAGTTTATCAAACTCTGCTTCTGCATTATATGTAGAATTTTGAATGGCCTTGCATACCTTTTCCCATGCTTCCGTTTCATTCAGCTCTTCTTTTTGTGGCTGAAGGCTCTGCGCGCATTGCCGTAATGCAGCTATTGTAGGTTCTTTCCATTCAGTCTGCATATATTTCTTCAAGCCAAAACTTAAAAGCTTGTAATCTATGTCTTTCAAAAGTCCATACCATGTATCAAAAGCATTCTGATCTGGCAGAAATGATGGAGAAGTGTACACAGCTTTCATTGCCTTTACCAGTACCGCCCATTCTTCCCTTGTCATACCCAATTATCTACCTCGCTTACCCTGTTTTGAATTTTCTCCATGTAGCTGCACGGTCTATTCGTAGACTTGTCTGCGTATTGCCCTTCAAATACTTTTGCGAAATTTCCAGGCTTTAAGAACCAGTCAAACGTAACCATCCAGCCATTTTTATTTTGCCCTTGTAGGAATGTGCTGCGTCGAATATTTTCAATCGCTTCCAGAATATCTTCAACACAGTTCTGACGGATTCTAGCTTTCACTGCCTGTTCTCGTTTTGGTGTCATTCTTTTTACAGGAGTAATGCCGAATTCTTCCAGAGTATTCCATTCATCAATGATTCGTTGGACGTCAGTCTGACGAATAGTATCTAAAGATACTATTAAATCATTCTCTTCTTCTATTTCTTTTTCTTTATTATCTAATTCTTTATTATCTAGTTCTTTATTATATACTTCTGCCGAGCTAACGTTAGTTTTACTGTTAACTTTACCGTAAAGTTTACTGTTAGTTTTACACTCTATTTTGTCTTTCTGCTTTTTTCGATATTCTTGCATATAGTTTCGCATATATTGGCTTTTTTGCTCAATTTTATCAAGATTTTGATATTTTCCCCAGTTCGGAATTGTGTAAACACCGGAAACAATTTCAATCATTCCGTAGTTTTCAAATGTTTTTAACGCTAATCGAACTGTATTAATGTCTCTTCTAAATACTGTTGCCAACATTTCATCTGTATATGCAATTTTATCGTTTAAAATAAAAACACCACTGTTGTTATTTTTCCCGGCTAAGCATAATAATTTGAACCATATTACGATAATGCTGTCTGCACTTGGCAAATTTTCAATCAGCATTATTTTTTCATCGTCGAAAATATCTGAACATATTTTTATCCATTTTACATCGCTTGCCAATTCTAAAATTCCTTTCTCCAATTCCTGGATTTTTCAAAAGTGTTTATCTCAATTCAACTTCAATTCCATTGATTTTCAGTTCTCCGTTTACCGGAATTACAATGGATGGAACGCCGTTTATTTCTTTCAATTCAATCAGAGCAATTTTATCTGGCTGGATGCAGATTGTTGCATCTGATGTTACAATTTTTGCAGTTTTTGAATTATGGATATTGTCAATGGCAACAGGCTCATTGCTGAAATACATTTCCCAGTTTTCCTTGAAATCTGATAACTTCTCGTCTGGAACTCCACAATATCCAAAAATCTGTTCCATTTCGTCACATGACACAGTTATCATCTCCGGGCTGTCTTTCTTCTGTTCTTTCACTTCCTGTAATGATTCAACTAGACTTTCCGTGAAATTGAATGTTGTATTTCCTTCGAAATTGTCCATGATAAAATCCGAAAATACATTGCCCTCATTTCCCGGTATACGTGGAATTGGTGTGCCAAGAACTTTTTCGATGAAGTCTGGATGAATATTCTTTATGTTTTTGTTGAAATACAAGGTTCCATGAATATCAGTGCTTCTGTCATTGAATACAGGGAATAAGAATCCTGTTTCTGGTCTTGAGACTACCCAATCACGAATTCTGTCTTTGATGTTATTTTCAGCCACATCATAGCTAAGCCCAGCCTTTGAAAGATTTACTGGACAAATGCTGCACAGAATGTGTTCATAAATTTCTTCTGATGCATCGTGCATTTCGGTTCCATCAGAAGCTTTTCCTGGAATGTCATATACTGCATGAATGAGAACTATGTAGTAATTTTCTGGATAGTCATAGTTTTCAATTACTTTGTCGTAGAACTCGTCCAAAAGCTCATCATCTTTAAGCTTACTCGCTCTAATCCGCATAAGAAATTCCTGTGTTCCACCCTCTTTTTCCTGTGCTAATGGAAAATCAAGGTTCATAAGGTTCTTTCCAAGTCTGCCAGACATGGTTTTCTTGAAAATGTCAAAATACTTAAACATTTCTTCCTCTGGAAGAGACAGGAATGCTTCTTTAATTTTTGTTTTCTTGTTCTTTTCTGCATCCACATAACAACCACAAATACGTGTAATGGAACAATTTGCTGGCGTAAACTGCTTCTTTATCTCTGCGATTTCTTTCTTATTCATTCTTTTCCATCCTTTCTGCTTCTCTCGCCTGTTTCTTCTCAATCCACTTATTAATTTTCTCATCGGATATCATATACATTTGCTTTAGCATTTCGATGCAGATCAACACATCTGCAATTTCTTCTATCATGTTATCACGGTTGATTTTTCCGCGTTTTGCCTTACTGATTGCCTGGATAAGTTCGGCACATTCTTCCATGCAGACGGTACTCTGATTGTCCATGCCGTAATGTTGAATACTGTTTGATATAATTTTTCTGTCAATTCTGTATTTTATTTCTGTGCTAGATTTTTCCTCTTCTACCAGTTCGAAATATTTTTCTTTATATGCCAAGACAATCTCAAAAGAATATGAGCTATATCCTATGCGGTAATCATCTTCACCAACATTTTTGTATTTTATCGAATAGTACGGTTTTCCGTCAAAAACCTCGAAAACCAATTCCAAATCAGTTACTTTTTCTTTTTCAATTTTTTCTTCTTTTTCACTTCTTGCAGAAACATTTTCTAAATTATCCATCATTTTCATCCACCTTAATAAATGCCATCCAATGTGTTTTTCCCTGTTTGCCAGATCTATTGCCGTACAATGGTTCTGCCCCAATGGCTGCAATAACGTCCTTTACAGAAATCTGTGTCTCATTCCACTTAAAAATCAATGTGCCGTAAGGTTTAAGCACACGCATACACTCCGAAAAACCATCATGTAACACTTGTTTCCATGTATCTTTGTTGAGTTTTCCGTACTTCTTTACCATCCAGGCATTGTCTCCTCTTTGGATAAGATGTGGTGGGTCAAACACAACATGGCAAAATGTATTATCTTCAAACGGGAGGCATGTGAAGTCTGCTATAATATCTGGATGGATGTTGCAATACCTTGTTACTTTTCCATCTCCGCTTGTCCATATTGCTTCGTCATCCAGTTCGCGTTTATCAACGAAAACAGCAAATTCATTATTTTTTGTTGAACCAAATCATTCTTGAACCACATGTAGCGTCCAGAACAGGTTTATCCATTTTCCTTCATCTCCTATCCAAAAAGTTTTCTACAAATTACACATCTGTATATATGCCCTCTTCTGCGAGAGTGATATTTAATCCATTGATGACTGTGCATTCTTCATCTCCTCCAATTTCCTTGCAGTTTTTCTATAATCTCTATTTGCTGACCGGAACATCATCAGAAGAATTTCAGATACAGGTCTTGTTCTGTATCTCCTCACTGCTCTCTTGATGCATGAAAGCTCACTTCCGTCTGGTATGTAAACCCCTACAGAATACGGAATTTCCAGAGATATTTTTGCATATACATCTTGCGGCATAACTAAATAGTTGAAATCGCCAATGAAATTTAACCCGTGTCCAGATTTGAAATCTTCAACAGACGACTTAATTTCATAGCAGTAGCAATCCGCTTTTTCTATTCCAGAAACGCTATTATTTGCTGGAACAAATTTCATGTAGTCCACTCTGATTGCATGATCTGTATAGTAATCAAATGTAACTTCTCGTGCCCAATAAATACGTGGATCATTATGCGGATTAATTTTCTTTTCAACCATGGCTGATAATTTTGCCGTAATCTCAGGTCTTGTCATTTCCCAGCTCCTCCAACTTCTTCTCAGCTTCTTCACGGGTGAGAAATACGGTTTTACCAAGTTCACTTACCTCGACATCTGTCGCATTAGTACACCAATCAGTAGGGTCTAAATCTTGTTCTGGGTCTGGACTTCTGTAAGGGAATAACTTTTCATCTGTTGCGAGCGTAATGTAGGCTTTTCCGCTTAACGGGTCAATTCCCAATCCACAATGCACGCATTCAATAATTTCATAATCATAAATAAGATAAACGAAATCTCCTGATCGTGAATATACTTCTTTACACGGCAATCTCACAAGTAAGCCCTGTTCTTCTAAGTTTTTATAAGACTTCAGTTCTTCCAACCACTTTACAAGTTGCATATGTTCTTCCGCACATTTTATACAATTAGTCTTTATATCATCGTCTATAGAATCAATTGACTCAAAATCTGCACCTCTGTAATTCTTTTCTGCTACTTCTTTTGCATGAGAAATAGCTTCTTCAAGTGTTAATCTCTCCACCTACTTCACCTCTTCCATCTGACTTTCTACGGTATCTGCAAGTAACTTCAAAGACTCAATAAACGTATCTGTCAGTGCTATTCTGCTCGGTTTTTTCGCATATGCTCTAACGAGGCTTATTGCCTCTTTGAGCTTCTTTTCATCCATAGCTACATCTGATGCTTCTACTAATTCATACCCCGGCGAAAGCTCGGCATTTCTTGTCATTTCTTTGTTATATTCGTAAAACTTTAATATGTCCGGTATCTGCTGTTCTTCAAAAGGATATGGATATGCTTCTTTGCCGCCGTACCATCTGTATCCCTGTCTCTTTGCTTCTTTCAGAACGCTTTCATACTCTTCCTGTGTTCTGACTAATACGCATTTATTTGCTAGATTAATCATCAACATTACCTCCTGTAATTTCATTCACGCAAGTGTTATAACCAGCGGCATACTCTAAGCCATCTACATTTCTCGCACCTCTTGGAATTGCCATTTTCTCTGGCAACGGTCGCAGCGGACACCAGTCGGGAATTGTTTCTGCTTGCGCCCTTAATATAGTTTTGTTTGTAATCATACATGTTACTATGCAAACCTTTAAGTAATCAGTTTTTTCCTGGCTAAGATGGCAGGAAATGCATCCTTTTTTTGGGGTATCTATCGTCAATACTGATTTACTTATTTTCTCCCTCTTTTCTGTAAAAACATCCCATATTGTGCCGGGCTTATAATTGTGTCCTTCTCACGGGTAGCATTGTAATATCCAAGGCGTCCGTTCTTCTTGTTTTCTTCTTTTGTGAACATGGTTGAAATATCTTTTCCTCTTTTAAGCATAGTCATCCCAAGTTTCCTCCCTTTCTACTACAGTTTCAATAACGTTTCCACAATTCATGCACTTATAGTTGGTTAAGGCTTTATCAGGAAAATCGAAATGTGCGACCATCCAAAACAGATTTTTCTCTCCACAAGTGCATACCACATTTTTATCTTCATCAAGGGTATACTTTCCGTGAATTTTCATTTACTCAATCCCTCCCAGCATTAGTAAAAGCTTGTTGTAACCAGGGCAAAACTTGGTTCCATCGAAAACATCTTTCAAGAGGATGCAATTCGGATAAAGTTTCTGTACCTCATAAAGTTTGTCTACCCCTTCATCTTTGTAATTAAATCGTTTTCCGGGCCGAAGGTTGTATTGCTTGGTAAGCTGAGATTTCAATGTTTTTGCGCGTAATTTACTCATGTTTTTCCTCCTGCAATAATTCTGGATTATCAAAAACGTTTCCAATTTTTTCGTTTTCTTTTACAAATTCCGAAAATTCAATATCATTGTTTTCGTGTAAATCTGCTTCTACTGAATTTTCACCAAATTTGTACCTAACAAAATCATACCTAGCAAAATTTTCATCATAGCCAATAAGCCCATAATTTTCTGTTTTGAAGGAATCATATTCTGTCCCACAACTTGTATGAGAAGACATCCAAATTTCGTCCTCCAATTTTAGAATGTCATTTTCCCAAATCTCATTGCCGTTCTTATCGGTAAGCCCTGTGTACTGGCAGATGGTTTCTGGGTCAACTTCGGCATATTCCCACACTTTATAACTATCAGCATGGAAGATTAAATGTTCTTCGTTGCCTAAGAGGTCATATCTTTTCTGATAATACCCCTCAACCCATTTACCATCGTCAATCCGTTTTGCCTTAAAAAGAATTTCTCTCATTCGTTTTCACCATCCTCCACTTGTCCCGATTCTTCTAACCAATTTTCAACACATGGTAGACAAATATAGCAGCTGCACCAACCTTGTCCTTCTACTATTGCTTTTTGGTTTAACATTCTTTCACCTTTAGGTATCTGTTTTTCGCATACGCAGCATAAATGAGAAGCTCTTATTTTTACGATTTTTTCTGTCAAATTGGATTCCGAACCATCCATGTCTCCTGCAAATATCTGGCTATCAATATACATTTCTTCTGGATATTTCAATCAACTCCATCTCCTTCCATTTATTACAAATTCCTTAATTTTCCTTGTACGGTTCTGGAAGTGGCATCCATGCAATAACGGAGTCCTCATCTTCCCACTTCCCGTTTTCGATACCACACATTCCTGTGAATGGTTCTTCCTGTCCGACAAGTTCTCCGTCTAAAGTAGTGATATATGTTCCATCTTCTGGTAATCTCTCACTGACCGGAATCCAACCATGTTCTTTTTCATCCTCCTCCATATCAGCCAGAAGAATCTTCACAATGTCCAAAGCTGATCCCGGCAGCCCAGCCTTATACTGGGTCTGCCTTTCCAATTCTGCTTTGTACTGCTCAAGACGCTTTCTCACTCTACTCATACAACCACCTCACCGTCTGCTGGCATCTGATAATCAATATGTCCATTTACATAAGCTTCCTGAATCATATCCAGTACCTTCATGGCTTTTTCCTTGGTGGAATATTCTCCCAAAACAAAATATCCTCCGCTTCTTTGCGCATCCTGCAAACTCCAACATATAACTTTTAATGATTCTGGAAGTTTTAGATTTATTACAATGTTTTCAAACTTTACCAATGCTGTTTTATCCTGACTTCTGATTAACATTTTGTGTCCTCCTACTTCATAAAAATTACCCATCTGGTCTTTCCACGTTTATCTCCTAAAAGCGGTTTAGCACCAAAACATTTCAGCACTTCTGAAAATAAAACTTGCTCATCACTCCATTTAAAAACTAAAATTCCATCATTTTCTAACACTCTCATGCATTCATCAAAACCAGCTTTTAGATATTCTTTCCAACTGTCTTTTGGCAATTTTCCGTATTTCTGAGCAAGCCATGAACTGCTTCCTGCATTAATCAAATGTGGTGGGTCAAAAACTACAATTTTGAATGTTTCGTCATCAAACGGCATATTTCTGAAATCCATATTTATATCAGGCTTTATCAGAAGTTCTCTCCCGTCACACAGCGTTGTGTGGACCTCTCGATTGTCTGCAAACAGTACATCTGGATTCTCTTTGTCGAACCAAAACATTCGGCTTCCACAACATGCGTCTAATATCTTTTTCATTTTCCTCACTTTCCCCATGTAAGCAACTGACACGCTATTGTGCAATCCTCCATGATTTTAATACTCAATAAAATCAGATAATTCCATCTGACCAACTAAATTGTCATCATTCATCCACCACCTAAATACATCCTCTCCAGTCTCCCATTGGGTTTCTAATCCTTTTTCTTTTCGAACATCTAGCATTCTTTCAAAAGCTCTAATATAAGACTGTTTGTACTTAGGAAAATCTGAAAATTCTTTGTACCTTTTATTTCCAGCCATCGGACAGCCGATACAGCCAACACGATCATATCCACATTCGTACAAATCACAGGTTTCTATATGCTCTGAATTAATAAACTCCCATATGTCAGAATCTTTCCAATCAATTATGGGATTGACAACCATTTTCTTTTGTTGCATACAATGTTCGGTCATTCGGCGTTTTGCATCGTTATCATTCATAAGCATAACCGTCGAAAAGGATTCTTTTGTTTTAATACTACTTCCTAATTTTTCAAATTCTGATCGCGATTGTCGCTTTTGACTTTCCGCCCAGCGAACGCCTGTGGCAATATACCTATTAGGACATCCAGTTTCTTTTAATACTGCACAACAATATCTTGAAAATATCGTTGGTGGCAGATTGCCCCTCGTTATATTTCCTCTGACGGTAATTCATACGTAAAACGGCTCTTCTGCCGCAGTATTACTTTTTTCTGCACGCATTTTATTTAATCTTTCCGCAGCTTTCTTCTTCGTTTCATCGGAATATTTTCTCGGTGGATTGATTTTAATGTAGGAATACGGCAAGTGAGCGAAAATAGATCCATCATTATTTCTGGCAAGAATTTTCACATCGTCTGGAAATTCCTTTTCTAATTCCTCACATCTGTTCTTCCAGGAACTTCCATTCTTAGCAGTAAGCCCTACATAATCTCTTCCTGGAATCCATTCAATTACACATTCGTTTGTATTTTCTGACATTTAATCACGCTCCTTATATAAAATCTCCTATGCTCATTTGACTATCGTTTTCAAAAACAAGCATTTCGTTTTTTGCTCTGCTATAATAGTTCCTGTCAATTTCAAATCCGTATGCACTTCTACCAAGCTCCATGGCGGCTCTCAATGTGCTACCGCTTCCACAACACGGGTCAATTACCACATCCCCAGGGTCTGTAAATATTTCAATCAGCCGTTTTAGAACTGTTACTGGTTTCTGCGCTGGATGAATTTTCGGAATGCCCTTTCCGTCTTTTTCCCATTGGAACCAGTTAAAAACCATCTTTCCTGTTCCACGAATAGTCTTTCCGTTTTCATCCGTCTGCGCTCCATTTCTGAATTTTGGAAGTTTATCTCTGTAAAACACAAGTGCATATTCTGTAGCACCTACCACACGCATATTCGCTTTAAGCACCTGTGGGCTATAATTTTTAATAAACACAAGCGGTATATAGTGAACAAAGCCATGTTTCGCAGCCGCATTGATCAAAGTTTGAATTTGTTCAAACGAACAGAACACAATCATACATGGTGCGTCTGAACTTCTTCCTCTTACCCCTGCCTTTTTAGGTTCCTTCTTCAACATCTTTGAACAGAAGTGGAAGTATTCATACAGGTTGAAATTGAAGTCAGAGTTAAAGGCTGCTTTCCCGGCTAATTTGCTTTCACCGTTTTTATTATCTCCGCCAATATACCAATCGCATCTACTACCATAGAAATTGCTTCCTATGCAATATGGTACGTCAGCAATAATTAATTGAGCTTTCGGAATCATGTAACGTTTGAAATTTTGCATTGAGTCTCTATATATTTCTAATTTTAAGCCCATTTCCAATGATATCCTCCTGCTGTTTTATAGTGCCCAGAACAAGCACTTCTTATATTTCTTGCACAAATTCCAGTTTCACGCTCTGCTTCTCCGCTACTATTGTAAATTTTTGACGTTTCTACGTAGATAACTTTTTAGAAACTTTACAAAGTCCATTCGATACTGCATGTAACTGATTTTGAGAATTTGTACACCATTCTAAATTTAGAAGCCCGGTGCACCCTTACATCAGCTGAAGGCAAGCTCCTTTCATTTTTTTATTTTTTATCTTTGGAATTTAGCCAGTAGAACTACTGGTGTGTTAGAATCAGTGATAGTTTTCTTCATTGAGTAAGTCGTTGAATTTTTCCAACGCCTTAATAGATACTTTGTTATTTGCTTTTTCTGGTCTGATTGATACATTTAAGTGAGTATCAATGATGTGTTTTAGTTCTCTTGAAAGGGTTATTTTCCCCTGTTGGATTCCCTGTCTGTATGTCTTTGGCGGTTTATATTGTCCTGTTACTTGTTTCCCTGTTGACTGTCCACCAGCTGTAATATTGTACATCTGGAAACCTTTATCTGCAAAAGCCTTGATTGTTTCAATTTCTTTCTGGTCAAGTTCACTCTTTTTACAAGTTCTGTATGCAAGTTTCCAACCAGTAGGATTACTTTCACTGTAAAACTTATGTTTTTTAAGGCTTAATGCTATGTGGTCATATTCGCCTAAATGGCTCGCACATCTCTCACGAAGTCTGAGTGCTTGTCCCACATAACTGCGTCTAATACCAGCTTCATCTACCCTGTAAAAAGCATATATGCCACTTGTATTCGGAATCCCTGGACATATCTTCTTTATTCGCTCTTCTCGTTCTTGCTTTATTGCGAATATTTGTGCGTAATTCAAATTTAGATCACCTTCTTTCAGCCGAACGCTACCTGTCCGTTATTCTGAATATAAATCATTGGAGCAGTTTTGCGTTCTCCGACTTTCAGATACGGGCAATTTGCTTTCACAAGTGCTTCTGCCATTACCGGAACAACACTATTTCCAATTCTTGCTACCTGTTTTGCAATCGGGTAATTTCTCCATTTGTAATCCCGATCAATGATGTAATCTTTTGGAAATCCCTGCATCACCTTTAGTTCTTCCGGCTTTAACATTCTTAGGAAAATATCCGAAATAATGTATTTCTCTCCGTGAATATCAACCAAAACATTTACAAGTCCGAACCTGTCTTTTGTGGTAATGGTTCCAAGTGGTTCATTTAATACCTGTCCACATCCTGTTCCGTAATACTTAACCAAAAATGCAGATATCACTCCGAAGTGGCCGGGTGATGTCGTTATCGTATGCAGTGGCTCATCACATCCTTGACCGATTCCGGTCTTGTAATATTTCGTGATAAAAGCTGTCACGAGACCATATCTGTTCGATGTATCAATGGTTTTTATAGGTTCCGTCAGCAATTGTCCCCTGGAATCCCCCTCACGGGTTTCTCCGTGATACTGGATGATAAATGCAAGTGCATTTTTATCTTTCACAATGTAAGGCTCTGGGTTCTCGATAATGTACTTTTTAATGCCATTAGCAATTCTCTTCTGAGTTGCTTCTGCAAGCGGTTTTGGACGGTCAAAAATTGATTTTCCAAGGTCTGTCCAGTCAATATAGTCTCCACACTGCTTATATGGTTTCAAACCATCCGAACCTAGCTTATTGTTTGTTGGCGCAGGCCATTTAATCTGCTTCCCGTCTCTACGGAATATTGCATACCAACGTTTTCTTGTAGTCGGTGCGCCATAATCCGCTGCTACTAATTCCTGGCTTTCAAACTCATATCCTATAGATTTCATGGCAGAAATGAATTTGTTATAATCTTCGCCCATACGTTCCTTGATTGGATGCCCTTTCTCATCCAACGGCCCCCATTGCTGTATTTCTTCTACATTCTCCATGATAATTACATCTGGCAGAATTGCTTTGGCGTGTTTATATACTGCCCAAGGAAGTATACGAAGTCCTTGTTTTCGTGGTTGCCCGCCCTTTGCCTTTGAATGGCTTGTGCAGTCTGGCGAAGCCCACATCAACGCTACGTGCTGATTCCTAACATATTTCTGCAAATCTACTTTGAAAATATCTTCGGTCAAATGTAGTGTTCCAGGATGATTCGTCTTATGCATTAGAATTGCATCTGGATCATGGTTTATTGCTATATCAACAGGTCTACCAAGAGCCATTTCAATTCCTACGGATGCGCCCCCGCCCCCGGCAAAGCAATCTATAATTAAGTCTTTCATGTATGCTCCTAATTATCTAAAACATCTGGATTTTCACATTCCATAGCAACTGCAACATCTTCAATGAATTCATCTGGGATATAGATTCCAGCTTGCTTACAAATAGCATATTGTACTTTAGCAATGCTACGGATATCCGCTCCCTGCATTTTCATAGTATTTGTCAAAACTTTAAGGAGATTTGCAACTCCACCATGAGAATGAGGGATTTTCATTTCTGCAAGTTTGTTGTTGGTAGTTTCTTTTAACTGATTTTCCATTTTCTTCCTCATTTCCAATCTTTTTCGATTGAACCAATCCAAATAGTTGTTAAATAAGTCATCAAAAGTATTGCTATTATTAATTGCATTAGAAATAGTTCCAAATGTATCTTTCAACCATAATTGAAGAATATATTTTCCATTTTCATGGAACCAGTAATAAGTTTTTGCCTTATCCGTTCTTACACTCCAAGCATTAAACTTCAACGCTACATACCAATTAATGCAATATTCTGTCATTCTGAAATTTTTGTTTTTTCCATTGGTATATGTCTTTGCGTCTTTACTGCTTTTTAATGTAAGTAAGGGCTTCTCTTCTTCAATTTCGGAATTAACCATTTCTCTAAGTGCATCATAAACAGCAACTTCTACCATAACTTTCTCCCTAACTAAACGGAAATTCATCTTCCATACCACCTAAATCCGGCACATCCATGAAACTAGGTTCCGGCGGTGGTACTGGTCGTGTATCTGTTTCCTGTGTCTGTGGTGACTGACTCTTTCTTTCTGCAAATTCATGTTCTGCAACAAGGCAATCATTTGAGTAAACTTTTTCGCCATTTTTGTTCGTATAACTTCCGGTCTGCCATTCTCCGCGCACATTTACTTTCGTGCCTTTTTTAAGATATTTCTCTGCGAATTCTGCATTTTTGCCAAGGCACACACAAGTGATAAAGTCAGATTTTCTTTCCGTGTTCTTTTTCACTCTTCTTTCGACAGCCAAAATATATCTTGCAATTTTGATGTCATTCGTTCCCATTCTGATATCTGGATCAGCAGTTAATCTTCCAGAAAGAATAACAATATTCACAATATCACCTCTCAATCTGAATATCACATCTGATAAGCGCGTGTTTGATTTTCTTTGTATTTCCTGTTACAACTTCTTCTTTCCCGATAACAAAGGAAATATCATCTTCTGTTACGTCAAATCCTTTTGTCTTGATGTGCTCAACAAGGATTTCTTTGATTTCCTCTGCACAAATTCCGATTGTAATTTCCAATGGTGTTACCTCCCTGGTTTGTAAGCTGGTGGCATTGGTTGCCATGCAATGACTGGGTAATACGCAAAGCCATATGCTTCTACACTTCCCCATTTACCGTCTCCTAAATAAGTAAGACTTGTTGGTAAAATAGCCCCCTTAATTGTAACTGTATATTTTTTCCAATCTCCGGGATTTTCTCCTTTGTCTGGTTCTGGCGGCAGCTTCACTTCTGTTGGAATCCACATATCCGAAGAGCTGTAGGAACAAATTAATTCTTCAACTTTCTTGATTGCATCATTCCAGCCTTTATCGTACTTGCATTCCTGTTCGGAAGGTTCTGACTTTTTCAGTTTGTCAAGTGTTTTTAAGAAGATTTTCATTGATTAATCCTCCTTGACTTTCTCAATAGTTTCTTTTATTGCTTCTTTCACAGCCTTGGTTTTAATCATCTTATCTGCCAAGGCTTTTGCCGCTTCCTGTACGATCACGCTTTCGTTCTTTTCTAAGATTTCTCCAATCTGCATACGAACCATTCTTTTCAACGGCTCATTGGTATCCCTACTTCCGTATGTGGATTTTTCGTAAATAACCTCTTTAATCTCCTTGGTAATTTTTTCAACTACCCTGTCCTCAACATTTTTACGGATTTCCTTGGCAATTTCTTCCTCATTAACACCAATCGTTACTGGTACACTGAATACGCTCATTTACAGTCCTCCTCTCCCATAGCTACTACATCACATCCAATGAATACCAGTTCTTCATGCTCACTCATACCATAGCCGACAGTTTTTCTTCCAACTTTAAAGCGAACATTTTTTGAATTAACTGTAACTCCCTCATTTTTCTCCATGTAGTCAGAAACAATCATTGTCAGAAATTCTTCGTTTAAGAAAAATTCTTTCTTGACTATCGGATGTATTTTCGGCATATATTCAAGCCATGTCTCTACACCTTTGTATTCTTTTCCTTCTGTGTCAGTCCATTCGCCATTTCCAGTATATGCAAGCATGATGATTTTTTCGGAGTTTTTCAGCTTTACATAATACAAACATGCGGTATCATCAACTGGAGTTTCTGGAAGCACATCTTCTACTGAACGCCATGCACTAAGTGAAGGAATTGTTTTTCCTGTTTTACGGTCTACATGCTCCTGTCCTTTAATTACATAGTTTTTAAATTTTTTGGGCATTAATTTTCTCCTTTCAAAACGGACATAAGTCCAAGTTAATTTCCAGTCCAGGTGCTGCAATCTGGACGATTGTATCAGCACCAGACGTTTCTTGTATCTCACTCAAAATCTGTTCCGGGTCAGCTGCTTCATTACTCAAATGCACCAATGTTACCGTCCGTAATGCCGCCGTATGGTTTGTATTTACTAAGCTTTTGCAAGTATCTAAGGAGCAATGCCCTTTAAGCCTGTGCGTGTAATTTTCAGCTGTTTTGTCAACCAATTCTTTACAATAGTTGCACTCAATAACTAAGTGGTTCAGTCGCATTGCTTTGAAATTGTATCGGCAAAACTCAAAGTCTGTCATGTACAACAGCTTTCCCATCTCTTCATGCTCCACGATATAACCATAATTGAAACATGGAATAAGTTGCCCTGTGTCCTTATCCCTTGTGGTATGAGGCAAATAAAACGGTATTACTGTAAAAGAGCCAACACGAAACGGTCTTTTTTCTGGAACGCCTTTCATTAGCTCACCAGTGATGATTTGCAGATGTTCCACGGTTTCATCATTGGTGTAAATCTGAATACCTAAATTCATCAGATTTTTAAATGATTCACGGTGATCACCGTGTTCATGCGTCAGAAGAACACCAGAAACATCACTTGTCCTATAATCAATAGCCTTCAGAATGTCTTTGTATCTGCATCCGCAGTCCAGAAGAAGCATTTCTCCTGTGTTTGATTTCAGAACATAGCAGTTTCCATGGGTACTTCCTGTGTTTACTACTCGCATGAACATTTTTCATCACCTCTTTTCATTCTTTTCTTAACATCCAAATCCATGCTGTGGCATAATTTAATACAATTCCCATGCAGCATATTGTTTTTACACGCATTATATTTTTCTTGAAATTTTTCTTCTGTCATTTCGCCATTATTCACAGCTCTAATCCAATTTCGAATCTTCCTGTGTGTTTTTCTTTTTTATCTCCTCGAAGTTTTCTAATATATTTCCCATCGGAGGTTACATAATGGTGAAAGCCAAGATAGCACAATCCCATTTTAAATGGCACAATCTGTGATTTGGTATTCAATTCTAATTTAAGGCTTTCAACCATGAGTTGGATAGCTTCAAGTATTTCTCTGGCTTCTTCTTTACTTTTACAAATCACATAGAAATCATCGTTATACCTTCCGTAATGCTGTATTCCGTATTCAATTGTTATCATTTGATCCAGTGAATGCAGTAACAACAATGCGTATTTCTGATTAACTTGATTTCCAAGTGGAAGTCCTGGATTTTCGGCGCTGTCAATAAATAGATGATTTAACCACACTGTAAATTCATCATCAAAATAGTAATCCACCACGTCTTTCATGATTTCATGATCTATGCTGTAAAAATATTTATGAATATCGCATTTTACAATCCAGCCATTTAAACCATTTTTACCGTAAAATTCCAACATATGATCTCGCAGACCATCCATTGCCATATAATGACCTTTTCCGATTTGTCCTGCTGTGTTCCATTTTATAAAAATATTATTTAATTTCGGCGTAAGAATGTAGTCTGAAAAGCATCTCTGTACCGTCTTGTCTTTGAAAGAACACGATTCTATGATGCGTTCTTTCGGCTCATATATTTTGAATTTATTATACGGTGCTATGGAATACGTTTGATTTTCCAATTGTTCTTTCAATGTTTGGATTCCTTCCAACGCCATAATAGAAAACCTGGCAGTGCCGGAATTGAATTTTTTATCTGCCTTAACTCGTTTGTAAGATGAATACAAGTTTTCAAAATTTGCCACAATTTCTTTATCCATTTATTTTGTTCCTTTATATTTATCCATTTCGGAAAGGTTATGCATTTGCTTGTATCTATTCGGATTTCAGCTTTCTGCTTACTCTGTCTGCCTGTGATACAGGTTGGGCGAACACCGTTGTCATTGTTGCAGTTATTGTTGTTGACGTTACCCGAGGAGGAAACAACGGCTCTACAACGCATAACCTATAAAAATCATCTGTTTCTGTCTTTTGTTCTCCAAGCAATCGCCATATGCTTAATATCTGTAACCATTTTCGACCATGCCTCCATACTTCCCGAATTAATGATGTTAAGCTCGTATGAAAGCTCTATATAAAAGAGAAGTTCATCACAATATGTAATTGCTTTTGTCTGTAATTCTAGCCTTTCTCTCTTATAATCTTTCAAATCTGTTCGATTGGCTTCAAAGAGCTTAGCGTGTATTTCGAGCGATTTGTTCTGCATTTTATCAACTAAAGAAAATCTGAATTTCTTAGGATATCTCCTCGCGTTACTGGTTACTATAAGCGTGTGTTTTGCTAACTGCTTGGCTTTTATTATCACCTATAAATCTTCATTTGCCATTATTAATCCTCGTCTGATTCAAAGATTGAAGAGGAAAAGATACAAACTGGGCGAACACCGAGGCCATTGCTGCAGTTACTGCTGCGGACGTTACCCGAGGAGGAAACAACGGCAACGCTCTTAAAATAATCATTGCAAGGTGTACTACATGGTGTAATAAGCCACCACCATTTATCCATATTTGGCAAATATTTCCTGTATTTTCTGTATTCATCAACGGTTAAGAGTGAAATCTTATCTCTACAAGTTCCATATTCAGTCTGCCCGTCCAATGCCAACAGGTTACGGTCAAATTCAACAACTGCATTTCCAGCGAAAGTCGTATTAATTTTTTCTAAAAATGATGTGTTTAATTCTTCTCTTAAAGAACTTTCTTTCCAATTGCTGGAATCTGAATCAAACATTTTTGCTTTACCATAAAAACTATTTAAAATTGCAAAATATCCATCTGGAAGCTTGTCCAGGATCATCCATTCCATACCGGAAATTTCAACCACTTCCCCGGGTTTCGGAGTGCCCATGTGTTTCTTTTTGTAATCCTCGAATTCCTCTGTAATTCTTTTTATTTCTGACTCAAAATATTTCAAATCTTTTTTCATTTTTATTCCTCCACCTTAGATACAAAGAGATTAGATTTTAAGATACAAACTGGGCGAACACCGTTGACACCGAGGCAGACATAGTTGCGGACGTTACCCGAGGAGGAAACAACGGCAACGCTATTCCATCCGCGTTCTTTTGTTGACCAAGATGTACATGTCCAATACCAGTCATTAAGTTTTTTGTTCGGAGTTAATTCCGTATATTTTCTTGCTTCATCAAATGTAAGAGGTCTGATTTTACATTTCACCGAAACGCCTGTATTCTGACCGTCGACCGTAATAAGATCTGCTTCATGTGTTTCAATATTCTCCGCACCAAATTCCTCTTCAAAATTCGCTAAAATTTCCGTGTCACAAAGTTCTTTTAATTCAGACTCTAAATAATCTGCATTATCCCCGAATTTTACATTTTCTTTTACAAGGTTAAAAGAAACTATCTTGGTGGTATTTTCATACTGTTCCAACACTTTGTATTTTCTTTTACCTGTAGTTTGGAATACATCACCAGGGTTCAACTCTGATAATTTGATTTTCCCACTTTTCTCCTGCTTCTCTAAAAGTTCAACCAGTTCTTTTGCTTTCTTTAAAATTTCATTCATAACTATTATCCCTCCTAGTTTTCCTCATTCACTACAATACCGCCATGGATAATAACCCTCTTTCCGTCCGAATCATCAAAATAAACTTCATTTTCAGATTCAGAAACATCGAACTTCCCAGACCAGGACTTGATTTTACCGCCGTTGTAATCGTAAACAGTTACGGTACGGTTCAAACCACCGTCAATATCACTAGACAGTGATTTTAATGATCTGCTACAGGAAGAACAACCGCTAAACATTGTGATTGCTGTAATCCCTGTGATTAATACTGCTGTCTTAATACATTTATGCTTCATTTTGGCTCTCCTTTTACATTGTAAGTCGGATTATAATGAGTACCACATATGTAATAACATTTAAAAGAATAATTAAATTGGTTCGATTGTATTCATTTTCTCGAATAAAAGATACTATCCATACCAAAAGTGCTATTGAAAGCAAAATAATAAGCACAATTGTGGAAGTTTCCATCCTACATTTCCTCCTGGCTCATAAATGACGGAATTTCTGTTTCCACTGGCTCTGCTGCCGGGATTGGTTCTTTCTCTTCTGTTTTTACGGTTTCGGCTACGGTTGGCTGCTTTGGCTTTTCTTCGATTGCTTCTGGCTGTGGAATGAATTCTTCTACATTGGCATTCTGTTTGATTTCTTCCTGCACTTCCCTGTACGTAGCATCCATCATGTTATATTCATAAGCCTGCACCGGATTATCCCATTTCTTAGGAATAGACTTCATAATGTTGTTTCGCATCTTACGAATAATCATTGATTCTCTGGATTGTGTTTCATAATAAGACGGTGAAATATACGGTCTTAATTCCTCACAGTCAATGATTGCTTCCAGTTCTCCAATGTCAGAGACCTTTTTCATGATTTCTTTTTTCTTTGCTTCAATTTGAGCTTTCTGCGCATCTGTAGCTTTATATCTGTCTGCACAAATTCCAAACGTTTCATTCTGGAGATTATTCTTGATGTGCGCTGCAAGATTCTTCAGTACATCTGCTCTTTCACAAGAAAGATATTCAATATGTCCGTCCTTATACTGAATCGGATATACGATACGCACTACCTTACCTACACCAGACTCTTCCCATTCTGGCGGTGTGATTTCCACACCCTTATGTCTTGGTGGGATATACTTATCACCTTCTCTGACTTTCCAGTACGGGAATACTTTAGCTACATCGACACCATATCTGCTTACAAGAGCGTCATTTCCATCGCCCTCAATCGCAAATTCGATTTTCTTCTCCCACTGAGGTTTCTGCCCTTTCGCCGCTATGTTTACGTTTCTGATTTGGAAATAACACTCTCTCGGCTGTGCGTTTGCGTTCAGTTTTAACGCTGCTACTTTGCTCAGAATGAATTTAAGGTTAGAGCCATTAATTGCTTCAAAACTCACTCCACTCTCATGCACCATCTGGAAAATAGATCCCATTGCTGCCACTACGCAATCCTTTGAGTAGGAATCAAATTCCATTCCTCTTGAAGTTAAATCTCTTTCCATTAAATCAACATAACGATTTGTGTAGTAGGAAAGCTGTGTGTTAAAATTTGCTACCTGTGTGTTTTCTGTCATTTTAATTCTCCTTTTCTTTATTTATATGCTCAGTGGCATATGAAACAGGATGAAATAATTTGTCCTATGTTGAATTGTAATTTCCTGTTCTTTCATTAACTGTTTTATTTTTTCCTGTTGTGCTTTCCGGGCATTCACCCGGATTCATATGCCACCGATTTTTTATTTACTATACGTGGAATCTGCCTTGAAAAAATGTTTTCCCCATGTTGCTGTTAGCATTTTCCCCTCCTAATTATCAGATTCCTTTTACTTTCAAATCCCCATCCGTCACTCTCAGAATAATCATCTGCCTGTCTAATACAGGAATTCTGCTTTTGTCAATGCTCTCCGAATCATCAATCCAAATCGGCAGATTCAGCCCATTCATTTCCTGTAATCCATTCAGTAAATCAACCTCACAAAGAATTTTGTCGGAATGATTTAATCCGCTATTGTAGTCGATTCCATTACAGATCATTTTGCAAGTTTCTACTGGATTTCCCTCAATCGTGTAATCAAGAAAACTAAACTGGAAATGCTGGAAAAATGGATTGATTTTCTCTGCCAGTGCCTTATTTTTCTGAATTGAGAAGTTAAGAACGGTGTCGATGTTCTTTTCGATATCAGCTTGTACCTGTCCAAGGATTTTCAGTTCCTCATTCAGTTCGGCTACTCGCTTTTCTTTCTCTGTGACTGCTGCCTGTGCAATCTTAATGTCTGCATCCACATTGGAAATCTGTTTCATAACATTGCTGATCTGCATTCTTAATTCCTGTTTCTTTCCAGGAACATCATCAAATGATTTCAGTTTCTCTTCAAGTTCTGCAATTCTCGCTGTAACTGCAAGATATTCTTCGTCATTTGTCATATCTACAGATTCTGGAAGCTCCGTAAATTTGGACTGCTCTTCCTCGATCTGCTTAGTAAGTTCAGCAACTTCATCCTGTGCCGCACTGATTTCCGACTGTAATTTTTTTATTTCCTCGTTAGTTTTCTTTAATTTTGCAGCGGAAGTATTTCCAAGGTCGCAGACATATTTAAGCTTTTCCTGCTTCTCCGATTCAAAGGATTCTTTTGCTTTCAACTGTGCTTCAATTCGGGCTTTCTTTTTTTCTTCAAAGGAAGCTTTTAACTTGGAAATCTGTTCTTCCGGCAGTTCTTGTCCACAAGTCGGGCAAATGGCATCAGAATCATTGAATGTTTCGGTTTCAATAGCTTTCAGTCCAGAATCATCCCACTCCATTTCCTTGATTCTCGGATAGTCCTGTCTGGCTCTATCTAAGTCAGCTTTTGCCTGTTGTGCTTTCCTTATGTGGTTGTCCAGTTCCATTCCCAACATTCGGATAGCTGATTCTTTTTCAATTTTATTTTTTGCAAGGTCATAATGCGTATTCACAATGGCTGCTTTCTTGTCTTTCAGCTCTTTATCCGCATTGCTGACCAGACCATCCCTGGAAGATTTCAGCCCTCGGATTTCATATGTAAGGCTGTCATATCCTTTTGCTGAATCTTCAAGAACCCGTTCCTGCTCTTCCAGTTTGGAAAGTTCTGCATTAAGCTCCTTTTTTTTGGCTTCCAAGGAGGAGGTATCTTCTGCTTCAACACTTCTATTGGTTTCATATGCAATCTCTGTGTTTTTTGCATCAACTTTTTTCTTCTGTGCATTCAGTTCCTTTCGGAGCTTCTTCAATGTATCCTCTACGGAATGTCCCTTTGTGATTTCTTCCACATGAGCGTACTGTGGATTCTCTTCCATAAACCGAGCAATATCGAAACCAGACATTTTTTCCAGTACCTTCCTGGATTCTGCGGTTGACTTCTGTAATGTATCCAGAAATGGTTTTGGGTTACTGCACATCAGAAGCGTTGAAGGTTCTGCTATTGACTGGATGAACTCGGTATAATCCTTTGATTTAGCCGGGAATCCGTCAATTTCATAAGAAGTTTCATTTCCATCAAACACCTCTTCTGACTGTCCTCTTGGTTTTCTCCACTTCTGCTTTGTGATTTTGCGGATCACTTTTTCTTTCCCATCAATCGAAAGTGTAAGCTCTCTTACAACATCAACCTTTGGCACTTCCACGCCATTTTCTTTTCTGCGAATAGAAGTAGGTTCTGTACCATTTGCCATCTTTCCTGTCAGAACGTCCAAATATGCGTCCTGTAATGTGGATTTTCCTTCTCTGTTTCTGCCAGAAATCTCTGTTCTCGGAAACAAATCTACAGACTTACTCGGAAACTTCTTGTAATTCTCCAACGAAATCTTTTTTACTTCCACTTTCATGCTCGATTATCCTTCCTATTGATACCTCATATGCAGTTCTAAGCTCTATTTCATCACCAGATAATTTTTTCTGATAAATTCGGCTCTGGATTCTTCCGATTATGCTTACGTAATCACCGACCTTGAAATTAGCAGCTTCTCTGGCTTCTTTCCACCATGCTATACATGGGATATAATCTGTTCTTCGCAAGTCATATTCATTGCAAGCAATCATCAAATCACAGATTTCTTTTCCTCTCGTTGTTCTTCGGTATACAGGTGGCTTGCAAAGATAACCTTCCAGAATGATTTTGTTTTCACCTTCTGCACTCCCATCACCATCTCCACACCAGATTGTTTCCGCTTTGATTTCAAGAATCAAATGTGACTTTCCACTTTCATGTTTGTTTGAAGAACTGTATCTCCCTTCAACGTAGACGTGTTTTCCAATCTTTAAGCCCTCCGTCTGCTTTTCTTCAACAATTACCGGAAGTAAATCTACGTTCCCGCTGGTACGCTTTGCACCAATATAGAATCTTACGAATTTTTCTCCGTCCTTGAAAAACGTTCCTGGCTGAATATCCATTATTACGCCATATATCTGAACTTCATTCTTATTATTCTTCATCCTCCAATTTCTCCATTTCTTTTACGGAAATCTCATATACACTTTCCGTTTCTTCCCCATTAACATAAACATCACGGCTCATTAACCTTCCGTTTACTTTAATGTAATCATTTCTTTTAACCTCTACCGCCAGATCAGCCCCTTTTCCCCATAAAGTACAGCGAATAAAATCTGCTCTTTCTGAATGATCTCTTGGAATTGCTACAAAAAGATTTGAAACTTTTCTGTGCGTTACTGGTGTAAGTTTTGCATATGGTTCTTTCGTGCAACTTCTGGCAATAAACTCTACTTCGTTTATATCGCCCTCCGGAACTTGTTCTTCCAGAACTTCCACCTTGTCAGCTGCGATATAATTAACATTGTGGTGCTTATTTGGATTTTTAGAAGTGTCCATGCTTCTTATTGCTCCTGTTACCAAAACTTCTTTTCCGTTGTAATCGTTGTCACGCACAACGGAATCTTCTATAACGATTGGAAACATATCCACTGCACCGCTTCTGCGAATGACTGTCAGCATAAATTTGTAATAGTATCTTCCGTAATGTTCGTGGCTGAACACTATTTCCCCGGCTCTGCCGGATAATCTTACTTTATTTAATCTTTGCATTTACTTTTCCTCCGTTCCTAATATAATAGGAAGAAACACCATTAAGAATAAGACTGTTGATACAAAGAACACCCCGATGGCATCAAATGGTGTAAACATCCATGTGATTGAGAAGATTACTGTAAACATCCCTATCCCTACAAATATTTCTCCTATTGTCTTTACCACCTCTTTCATTTTGTCCTCACTTTCTTCTGGATGTGGTTACTGCAAGTGCAGCTGCCAGAATAGCGATAATTACATTTCTTGCCATCAGCTTTTCTTCCAGATCAGCAATGATTTCACTGGAAAGTGGCTGATTTTCGCCATTTTTTTGCATAAAAAATCCTCCTGTTATATTTTTGTTTGTCAAATACAGGAGGTTGTGTTATAATATTCCTGTATTTAACTAACTCATTCTTAGTTAGATACCGTCCTGGTTGGTGTTACCGCACCTTCCAGGGCAACTTAATCTACTTCTACAAATTTTCCGTCTTTCAACGTATAGAAAGTATCTTCTTTAATGTTTTCTCCATCTACCCGTACCATTTTAGCACCAGCAAGCTCCCAGTTTTCTAATGCATAAGGTCTTTTATACTCTCCATTAGACCACTTTTCTCCAATGTATCTCCAGTCAGAGATAATCAAGTGAGCACCTAAGCAACCTTTAGCTTTTGCCTCATGTCCCCATGCAATTGCAACACCAGTAGGATCATTAACAGATGAGGCTCCACAATACCCTGTCGCAGATGAGGCTCCACAATACCCTGTCGCAGATGAGGCTCCAAAATTCCCTGTCGCAGATGAGGCTCCACGATACCCTGTCGCAGATG